GGGGAGCGTGCCTTGCGAAGATTGAAAATATTCTTGCGCTTGAGTATCTTGTGGCAGTGCGGCGGCTTCTTGCTCAATGCCTGCAACACGTTGCTGTTCGTCAGCAACTTTTTGTTGCTCCCGTGCTTTTAAGCGAGGCAAAGCGGCTGTGTAGTCGGTGACTACACTCTTAAACTCTTCAGACTGTTTGAACTCCGCCAGTTGTTTACGCGCCGCACGCTTAGCCTCTATGCCGGCAAAGTCATTAGCATCAGTCTTGACTTTAGCTTTTGCGTTTAGTTCATCAAACTGCTTCTGGTAGTCTGTGTACTTTTGTTGTATATCGTCAAGGTACTCGTCTGTCTGTTTAAAAGCTTCCAGCTTGGTAGCTTCTTCTCCCGCCTTCTTCGTTTCTTCCTCACGCAGTTTGCGAGCCTCTTCCTGCTTTTGCATGTAGACTTCGCCGCGTGCACCGGCACGCTCGGACAGACGGCCAGCCGCACCAATAGGCGCAAGCAAACCAACTTGGTAGGCAGTCTCGCCATATTCTTTAAGCGCCGAAGCATCAGTTAGGGATAACCCTGCCTGTGCACGTTCCAACATCTGTTGGGTAATTTCAGTGGGAATCTCAGCAAGCGCACCTGTGGCTGTACCTTTGGCAAGTGTGGCCAGTAAGCGTTCATCTGCTAGTTTAGTAACTTGTGCGGCTGATTTGCCAAAGAAAGCTTTTTCTGGGATACCTGTCAGCTTGCTGACTAAACGACCGCCCAAGGGGATCAGATTACCAGCAACATCCAAGGCAGCTTGAGGAAGGGCCGCGGCTCCGGCGGCTCCTGTATCAATCTTAAGAGCTTCGCCACGGCCCTTTTGTTCTTGCGCTTGACGCTCGATGTTGCCGCCAAACTGCTGGATTAGTGATGGCAAAGCCGCGCCTGCAAGACCGCCAACAACAGTACCTGCAGGGCCAGCAAAAGAACCAAGCGCAGCGCCTGCACGAGCAGTACCAAGAGTAGCGGCAAGGTTAGGGGCTTGTTCGGCCAGAGCCGCAGGGACTTGACTGATAGCTTCGCCAGCAGCAGATAAAACGCCGTCTTTTTCGTAGGCTTTCTTTACTTTTTCAAGGCTAACTTGGTCAGCATACCGTGCGCCAATATCTTCGCCACGTTTAAGACCGGCTTGCGCAGCTTCTTCAGCAGAGCCGGTGAGTGCGCCAACAGCGGTACGACCAGAAGAGATCAGGGACTCAATCCCTTTGCCAACTGCCGCGCCTATGCCTGTTTTAGTAAGTCCTACACGTTCGTAAAAGTCCCCCAACTCCATGTCGGGGTAGAACTTGTCATGCAGCGCATCCGCTAATTCCCTATCACTCAGTTCTTTGTATTGAGGATACTTTTGGCGGATCTCGCTGATTTTCATGGCTTACCTTTTATTCAAAATGCCAAGGGGGTCTGATTGTGAGGCTGAGCCAGCCTGTTTTGGCATTATAGGTGTAAGCCCAAGACTTGCATAGATCTGTTGACGAATACGTGCTTCTTCTTGCAAACGCGCTGTTGGGTCTTGTATGTTTGCAATCTTGTTGTTCTTCTCCCAGTCACCCATGTACTGGCGAACCAACTTCTCAGCTTCCAACTCGTCGTTCTTTTCCTTGGCACCGCGCTCAATAGCACCAGCGTATGCGCCGTAATACTTGGCTTGTGCTTTTTGCAACTCTTCGGAGCCCTTGAGTTTAGCTTCTTCGCGCTCATCTTTCTCACGCGCACGCTTAGCACCAAGGGTTGCAACACCCGCTTCACCAAAGGCAGTAGCAAAGTTAGGAGCTTTGCTAGCTAACAGATTTAGACCCATCATTAGATAGTCATCGTTTGTAAGACCTTTGCGGGCTTCAACAGGCGTAGCTTCCTTGGCGTCTTTGGCCACGGCATCCATTTCTTTTTTGGTTAGATCGAGCGATTCAGGGCCAAGATTTATAGGGCCAAACTCGTCGTAGCGTACAGGCGCTCTTTGGTCTGCGCCAAGCGTGGGGGTTGCCTCGGGTGTAGATGCAGGCATTACTCGATCAACAAGAGCGTCCGCACGTCCAGCAGTTTGCGCTCTTTCGCCTGTCTGCGCTAGGCGCTGAGCCGTGGCAACATCTTGGCCTTCTCGTAGCATAGAAGCTTCTGCAATATCAGCAGACTTGCTGGATTTGGCTGCCGCTTCTTTGGCGCGATTAGCCTCAATCATCTTACGCAAATACTCTTGCTCATCAAGCGTAGCGCCAGCGGCTTGTGCTTCTTTGGTAACTTGCTGAGAGGCTTCGAGTGCCTTTAAACCGCCAGATTCTTTTTGCAATGCAGCAATTTCTTGTGGCGACATACGGCCTTTAGGCCCTTGCAAAAACCCAAGCTTGTCGCCAATCTTCTCACCCAAAGCAACAATTCCAGAAGATCCTGATTTGGCTGAGCCAACAACAGGCGCCAGAGGTGTGGGGGCGTTTAACGTGGTACCAATTTGGCGTTGAGCTTCAAGAGGAATACCCAGCTTGTCCGCAATCCGACCAAAGAACGAGTTGGTTTGATCGTAGTTAGAAGCAGGCGCTTGTACCGTTTGACCGGGGATTTGAGAAGCCGCACCAGAATCGGCAGGGGCTGCAGCAACAGCAGGCTTTGGCAACTCGCCAGCTTGCGCAGAAGGAATAACAGACGTAGCCAAGTCAGCTACGCGGTCTTTCCAACCTTTTTCGTACGGGGCAAACTTCTTTGGGTTGTCTTTAATTAAGTTGTCGTAGTGCTGTTGGCGCAAACTCAGCATTGCAGAAGGGTCGCCTTTGGACTGTGCAATAAGCTGGCTTGCCTTGCTGACGCCCATGTTGACCGCTGTATCAAACGCAATCGTAGCCAGCGCGGGGTCTTTTGCAGCCAAGGCATCACCACCAATAGCGTCCCAATAACGCTTCTTGTATAACTCGCGTGCTTTCTCTTTGGTCAAGCCTTTAACGTCAACATCAGGGTTGGCCGATTTATTGATGCCAAAGTTAGACTCACCTTTGCCTGCGTCGTCCTTAACGTAGCCGCCTTCGTACTTCAATGTTTTTTCAAGCGCAGCCTCAAACGCGGCATTAACAGCGCCTGTATTCTTAAATTCGGGCATGTAACCCGTCATACCACCACCAGCCATACGAAGCACAGGCTCAGCGTTTTGCATCATGTCACCGTCACCATAGCCAGCAATACCGCCATCAGCTAAGCCCTGCATATTAGGTGCGGGCAGAGCACCAATACCTTGGTTCTCTGGAAGCTGTGTCTGCGCTGCCATAGGAGCAGGTGCAGGTGCGGGGGCAGGAGCCATGCCTTGAATTGCAGCATCAACTACTTTGGGTTGCGGCATTCCGCCGGCTTGCCCTTGAGCCGCCATACGCATCTTTTTGCGGCGGTTGCTTTCGCTAAGCGCCAACGACACCATGTATGGATCTTCTTTGTGCATCTGGGCAAACTGCTGCAAAGCAGGGTCTGCCATCATCGCCAAATTGTCAGAGATATTAGATAGTTCTTCTAATTGCATGATTTAATCCTGACCCATTCTGTAGATAGCTAATTCAGCCAGACCAGCAGGACGATCGCCAACAGCGCCGCCGCCAGCAAATGCGCCAAGACCTTTAGCGACTAAACCTGCGCCACCTATTTGAGACAACATGGAAGGCGCCTGTCCGTACATAGACGAAGACTGCTGAGTCAAAGGCAAACCGCGCAAAATGTCGGACATGAAGCCCACTTGTTTGTACGGATGGTTCTGAGCGTTTAGGTAGTCCTGATACTGCGTATCAAGGATCTTCTGCGACTGGTTCTGTTGTTGCAAGCCGTACTGGTTCTGCATCGAGTTGATGCCCATGTTCTGCTGATACTGCGTGTTACCAATGTTGGCCAAGTTACTAGCGGCTTGGTTAGCGGTTTGCAGACCTTGAAGACCCAGACCTGCGCCAAACTGTTGCTGTTGTGCGTTCAGTTGGGCTGCGCCTTGCTTCTGACCTTGCTCAGTGTTGAACTGCGCTAGTGCTTGTTGGTAGGCGTTTTGCAAACCGGCGGCATCAATGCCTTGCAGGTTGCGTTGCAACTCTGCGTTTGCTTGACTGGCTTGGCGTGCTTGTCCAGAGCCACCAAACATACCTGCACGAGCAGCTTGCGCCTGTTGGCCTTGGTTGGCTACTGCGGCTTGGCGCTGGGCATTGAGCTTTTGAACGTCCGTTACCTGCTCGCGGTACGGGTTCATGTAGTCTTGAAGAACGCTGCCACTACCACGCGGCTTGCTCGGGTCGTACTCCGTCGTACTTACATACTGATCGGTAATACTTCCTGACTTGTACGGGTCGTAGGTGTACTGTGTGTTGAGAGCGCCCAAACCAGCCAAGCCTGCCATAGCAGTTGCGTCTTGCAACTGAGGGGAAGACTGCATCAACGCCGCATTATCGTAAGACTGCTTTTGCAAAGGAGAGAACTGCGCAACGCGGTCGCCCATGTACTGCATGTACGGGTTTTGATTGGGGTCTGTCAAGCCTGCGGCTGTGCCCAGCATGTCCTCAACATACGGCTTAGCGTAGTCAGGGATTGTGGTTTGCGTAATGCTCGATTGTTGCAGTGTTGGTGATGCCATGATCTATTCCTTAAGCGGGAAGATGTTTGTCAGCGCGGGAATTTGCCGCTACTTTATTTTTGCCTGTGGTCTTGCCGCGTGCTCTTTGCACTCGATCCATCATGGCGTAAAGCTTTTTAGCTCCTGCTTCTGTTGAGCCGTTACCCAACTCAGACACGATACGCGCAGGGATCACAAACTCACCATCGGCAAGGCGTGCGGGCTGTCTCTTAGCGCCAATCGTTGCAGGGATGCTGTCAGACACACCGTCACCGGGGCCTTTGAGCAAACGACCACCATCAGAGTAGCTACCCAAAGAGCCCAAGCCGCCACCCATAGCGTAACCCGTCATACCGCCGTTGGCAAACAAACCAAGACCTTTTGCTAAGTCCGACACAGATGCGGGGTTTGCCGTTGCGTACGCTTGCGCGGATGCGTTTTTTTGTTGATTTGCTGCATTCTCAGCCATCATTCCCGGGGTCATTGTGTCGTCTAAACCTCCGGGCATCATCGGGCCTTTGTACAAACCGCCGGTTTCGTCAGGACGATCTGCATAGCCGTAACCGCCAGTACCCGTATTGTTTTGGCCCCCAAATGTACCCATCATTGGGATAGGCGTTCCAGCACCGTAATCACCAAACCCGCTTTGACCGCCTCCACCACCAAAGTTAAGCGGAATGTGCAAATTTAAACCGCCGTCGCCAGAGATGCCACCTTGAGCCATGACTTGAACGCCAGAAGAATCATACTTATTGCCGTCAGACGTGTAGTAGTACCCATCTTCACCCAGCGTGGCTTCTAGTGTGTTGCCTTGGTTGTCAAGGATGTTGATGGCCTTTTTAGCGCCAGCAGCACCTTTTGCTTTAGGCGCGTTGGGATTTGTTTCGCTTGAAGTAACCGTGCCATCTGGGTTGCTTGTCAAAAACTTTTGCTTGTAGCGCATAGCGCCAGTCCAATACGGACGGTTAATGCCCGTTGACGCTGCAACGCTTTGAATCGGAAACTTAGCGCCACCTTTGCCCATGAGGTAGTTGTACGCAGCCAAAGAGTCGCCTGTCTGCTGGTTGTACATATCGTTAAACTCGGCGATTGTTTTAGGCGCTTTGGGGATGTACCCCAAGCTGCCGCCGCCAGCGGTGTACGCGTTCTTGACTTCGTCCATGCCCGAGAAACCACCATACGGACGACCGGGAATGTTAGGCGTCACAGTGATAGAGCCGTCTGGGTTGTATGTTTTGTCGCCCGGAGTGTTGGGGCCGCCGTACGGATTCTTTGTGCCGGGAGGCGCGTTAACTGTCGGGTCTGTTGGTAGCACGGTGGTTGTTGTGCGCGTAGGCGCAGTCATCGTGCCGCCTGTAACTGGGTTCTTAAATGTTATAGGCTTTTCGGGAGGCTTTTTAGCAGCGTCGTAGCGAGCCTTGACTTCATTACGAGACAGGCCAAAAGCTTGCGCCATGTCGTTTATAGAATACTTATTGTCATCCATAAACTTGGCCCAGTCTTTGTCAGAGACTTTACCGCCCAATTGGTCAGACAGCGCGTATGCGCCTTTGTCCAAGCTATACCCACGCTGAATATCTTCTTTTGACCAACCTGCGTATTTAGGATCAAACGCCGTAGCAGCGCCGTACAATTCGGTAGGGTCAATACCCTGTGCTTTCATTTGGTTGTAGATGCCCAGCGTGCCAGAGCCGCCCGTTGTGTCAGTAGAACCACGGAAAGAATTGTCTATCCCTGCAAGGTATCTGTTGACCGCAGCAGGATCAGCGTTGGTTGTTTTGATTGCTTCCTGAATATCCACGTTTGGATTAGTTGACAGATAGCTGGCAATTTGCTCGTCCGTATATTGGTTATACGCAGAAGCGGCAGGGGCGGCAGGGGCAGCGGCGGCAGGGGCAGCGGCGGCAGGGGCAGCTTGCGCCCAGTTGTATTGGTTCAGGGCGTTGTTTTGTTCGTCTCGTAGTCTAGCCGCTTCTTCCCAACTACCTGTTTTTTGATACAGCTCTTCATCACTTAGCATAGTAGGCGGAGTACCTCCAGCCATGCGGACAACATTCCCGCCACCCGCTAATGCAACAATACCGCCAGCCGCCATAGGTTCAGGTTTGCGCACATCTAATACAGAAGCGATCCCTGTTTGTGGGTTTGTGTAAGCGTCGGAGAAGTTGCGATCCCCCCACTCGCTGGCTTTGACAGGCTTCAAAGATTTAAAAGTCTGGGTGTAAGGGTCATACAGCTTCTGACGGATGTACGCAGGGTTGGTTTCCTCGGGCATCTTGGTTGTTGTAGGAACCATCTGCCCAGCCATGATTGGGGCTGCTGCTGCGCCCAGATACTTAAAGTTGTCTTTGGCAAACGCCATAGGGTCGGCTTTGGCCGCGTTTAATCCAGCGGAAAACGTGTTGGCTCCAGCCATTTTATCTGTGACGCTTTGCTGGAAAGCTTTGTTGTATGCTTCGCCAGTCAATCCTTCGCTTGCCCCTGCGTTTGCCAACTCCATGGCGGTAGCTTCTGAGGCTTGCTGCCCTAAAATGCCTGCGCCTGTACCTGCTAAACCTTCAGCTAATCCCGCACCACCATACGCACCCAATCCGGCCATGAGACCGCGAGACAAACTGCCAGTAGCCAAAGTAGTCAGACCGCCCGTGACCAAGCCTGCCGTACCCGCGCTCAAACCCATGCCAGCAATACCAAACGCGCCGGGGCCTAAGAACGCGCCAAGGGCAATAGGGGCAACAGCTTTAAACAAGTCCGACAGCATGCCAGCTTCGGGTAAACCCGTATCAGGGTTAATGGTCAATGAACGACCGTTGGCTTGGGCAAAAGCTTGAAGGCGCTGGACTTCGTCCGGCGTCATGTGGATCAGTAAAGAGTCGTCGCCACGGCCTTTGCTGGCAACGTCTTGGGCAAACTTGTGCAGGCTCATTTTTGCCTCTCAAAATGGGGGTTAAACGATAATATCATGCTTTGATTCTTAGAGGGTAACTTGTTGCTACGCCACCCGATGTGTCATAGTAAACATCACCAGAACGCAGTGTTCCGAAGTCAGCATCCGTCGGCATGGTTGCAATGTCCAAATTCAACGTCGAGCCGTTAATGTCGCCGGGGTTTGCAATCCGATTAAAGTACAGACGCAAAATGTTGTTTAGCTGATCCTGATACCGGCGTTCGTACTCCGCAGGAGCCAACGGCAAACTTGGTGGGGCAACCGTAAGTCTGGTCATCAGCGCCTACCATCAGGTCGAATGTCTATACGCGGAGCGCCCAACTGCCAAGCCGTGTTGATCTGGTTGGACTCAATCTTAAAGATCATCTGGCGACCGCGCATACGCGTGAAGATCATGCCCGTAAACTCTTCGGTAATCACATACGAACTGCTTTTGGCTACCGGTTGTCCTGCGGAGCTTGTTACTCCAGAGCCTGAGTTGGCCAAACCGTAGAGCGTCATGGTGACAGTCGGCACCGCTCCTGCGGGAGAGTTTGTAGAGTCTTCAAAGGTCAAGTCCGGAAGCACGCGCCAGACAAAGCCAAAGTTATGGCCATCGCCAATATCGAACTCAGACGAAGAAATATAAGCGTTAATTGGCAAAGTCGTAGCTGTCGCGCTGTCATTCAAGCCGTTCTCGTGATACAGCGTCAGCCCAGTACCGGCAGTGCTGTTGTACGTAGTGGCCATTGGGTAGTCACGTAGCCCTGAATCAAGCCAAGCTGTGCGACTCATTGTGCCGTAGTACCACGTCTTTTCAAGGTAGTTGTAGATTACGTAGCGGTCAATTTCAATGCTGTTGGTAGAGCAGTAAAACCACCATACCTCGTTGAAACCTTCATTGGTTCCTGCAAAAACCTGAGCCGCTTGGCTGGTGTTAATGTCTTGGAATACGTAACGGCGCAGATCACAATTGAGCGTTTGCACACGGCCATCGTAAGCGTAAAATTTGTCCACGCCCATCCAGTAAACAATACCGGAAGCAATGATGGCAGCGTTCTGTCCTTGGATAGAAATGTTGTCGCCAAGTAACTGCGGAACCCACGCCTGCGGAGGGCCAAGGTACTGCAAAGAGTATATGCTGGAGTCCGTAAACACCACAATCTCTTGACGAGACTGCACAACCGCAATGATCTCAGAGCCGTGTGAAAGCCTTGCAAAACCTGCTTGGTTGGTGTCATCCGGCGTCCAGTTATATGGATCATCTTGGTTAGACCAACGAACCAGTAAAGGATCAAGCACAACACTGTCGTAGTCGTTACAACCAAACGCAATAATGAACCGAAAAGAGTCTGATACCGTCAGTGTATTTTGGAAAGTTGGTACATCTACAAGCAACGACACGTAAACGCCAGAACCCGTTGAAGAAGTGCCTACCAAAGTACCGGCAGCATTAAGCAAATTAAACGTCAGTGGGTTTGTGCCGGAGACGCCTTTATTGATGACGTAATATGTAGTTGCCGCAGAAATACCTGTAGGTAGAGAAGTTGTAGCGGCAAATTGAAGGGCTGTCCCGTCGGTGTACTCAATGACAGAGGTCACAACTGTAGGCGAAGCGTTTGTAAATGTAACTGTGCCGCCAAGCGTGTTAAGTGCTACGCCACGGCTAGCAACTGTGCTGGTTGCATCCCAGTAGTAAATGCCGCCACCACGAGGGCCGAACACCAAATCTTCGCCGTAGTTAATTTGGCTCCACAAACGAATTGGGAAAAGCGTACCAGCGCCAACACCCCAAGGGCCACTGCCCCAGACACCCCCGCCCCAGCCCGTAACAGGCACAGCATAGGGTGCGCCAACGTTAATTTGGTAAGCGGCAACAACAGAAGCACCGCCTGTAGAGCCAGCGGGGATAACTGTCGGCGCAGTAGATATGGTGTATGTGTCTACGCCAGTAACAACAATTTGAAACTGGGCGTTGTACGTAGTTGCGTACGTGCCTGTGGCACCGCTAAAAGTAACAAAATCCCCAGTAACACCGCCGTGTGCAGTGTCGGTTACGGTCACAGTAGTTGTGCCGTTGCCCGTAAACGGGTTGTTGTTGATTGTGCTGCTTGCTCTAATTGGCGTGATGTCGTTGTAAACACCGCCCTTTTCAATGTAAAACTTGAGGTTTGTGCCAAGGCCCAAAAGATTGGGGCCAGCAAGCGTGACCCAGTTCCACAATGAGCGGCAGACTCCCAGAAACGTGTTTGTAGAAAGCCTTGTCCAGCCGCCAATAATTTCTGGATTACCTTGACGGAAGCGAATTTTGTCGCAGTCATACCATCCACCTTCTGTGGTGTAACGGGTGTTCTCTTTATTGACCCCCGGCTTGAACAGTATTTTTTGTAATGGCATCGGCGACCTTTATTTACTGGCAACGCCTTTGGTCTTCTCAAAAGAACGCATACCGGCAATGCCCAAGATGCCTGATAATATCACCCATAGTTGGTCTGCGTCCAGTACCGGCGGGGGATCCATGCCCACAGGAACCCAGCCCATTGCCTGCAAGTATTTCCATGCCCACTGGAACAGCGGATACAGCAGGAACTGATACCCCATAGCTGCCACACCAATCCATCCAATTGCTGGCCTCCAGCCGGAAACAAACACGTTAGACGAAGCGGCTTCAACTTTGTTGACTTCAATCTGCGCTAGGTCAGTTGCTTGGTCAATGCGCTTCTCTTCAAGATCGAGCTTACGTTGCTCAATCTCCATCTCCATCTTCTCTTTGTCGGTGGTAATCAGGTCGCCTGCAACCTTGCCGACAGCTTCAATAATTGATCCAACGGCAAGCAAGCTCATGCTAGACCTTTCAATGTGCGGTTAATCCAGCCCTTGAGGAACTTGACCTGCACGGGGTTCTTGTTGCATATCTCAACGTAGCGCGCAATCTTAGCCAAGGCATAAGACTCCTTGAACCGCTGTCCATCCGTGATCTGGTTGAGCTTCTCTATGGTTTTAGCCCCAATACCGCCGTCAGGTGTAGCACCCACAACCAACTGGGCCAGCTTGACCGCCATGCCCATACCTGCGTTTACACCAAAGTTAAAAATGCTGTTGGCTACGTCTTGGTTTGTAATCTCGTTGCCGCGCATTTTGTCCCAAAACTCAACACGGTAAAACTCCCGCACCATAGGTGTAAGAGAGCCGCCAAACTCCTTCTTATCCACCAGCGCCCAGCCATTCCACTGGGGGTTCTTGTTGCGGGCAATGCCAGCGTAGGTCATGCCGCCCGTGTCGCCGGGCACTTCATGAAGGACGTAGCCGCCCTCATCTCTAATCATCTGCTCAAAAGCAGGTTCAAACTGAGCCATTACTGTTTACTCCTTGAAAGCATGGTGGCTGCAATTTCCATCATGGTTCTTGCCACTTGAATGTCGGCGGGTTCACTATCCCAACCCACGGTAATCTGACCTACAAATCTGCTCGGGTCAGGCGGGATGCTAATTCGGCAAGTATATGTAACGCCTTTGGCGATGTACCACAAGCCCATTTCAGACTGCGCTGACTTGTACTCGCCACAAGGAATCTCGCTGGCCATCAATTTGACCACATCTGCATTGTTGGCTGCGTTCTGTGTAAACAGGCCAACATCCAGTCCATCGTTAACTTTGTCTCTGCCTTCTTTGGTGTAAGCACGGTGGAGCACTCTGGTTCCAAACATGGGGTTGACTTTAAACACGGCAACAATGGTAGCGTTGGTGGTCTTAAACAAGTGGGCCGCAGCGTCTTCTACTCTGTCTTCAACAATGCTTGGCATTCTTTTGGACTCCTTGTACGCACCCATCAGCAGTTCTTGGTTCTGCCAGACAAAGTAACCAGAAAACGCAAACACCGCCATCAGTATCAGCGCAAACAGTTTAAACGGGCTATCCACGTAGGACAGCACCTTGCTCAATATGTCTGCTGGTTTTTCGTCACTCATAGTCCAAACATCCCTAGTACTTTTTTAGCAACATCGTCAGGCAAGAAGCGGAGTAGGCCAAGCACCCACCACGCCACACAGAGCCGCACAAACACCTTGAAGAAGAGGTCGGCTTGCTTTTGGTACTCATTCATTTCCCAGCCTTGGATAAACAACTATCCAAAAGAAATAGTTAAGCGGTACAGCAGACCAAAGCAATACATCAAACCAAGTCATCTTCCACACCTGTTGACAGCACAAAACTCAAACAACTCATACAAACCAAACGCAAACATCATCAAAACAAAAGCGCCTGCTGTAAGACCTGCCGCTATCTCAAGTTCTTCTTGTGCTTTCTCTTTACGGCGTTTTTCTTCCTCTTTTGCTTGCCTTGCGGCTATGGCATCATCCCTGTCCATCTCAGCCGCCCGAGATTTAATCTTATTCCATACGTCTATGTTGCCCGTCTGCATATAGATCAGTTGCAACTCAGCCTCCAGCTTGGCGGTCTGCATCAGCGTGTTTTCTATCTGCATCGCCAATGCAAAGTTAGACTTATCGCCTGACCGCTTGGCTTCAACCATCGCCTTAGACGCTTGACTCTTGGCGTCAAACATGCGACCAACCATTACGCCTAGGCCGCCTAGGTCGTTTGCCACTTGTGCGGCTTTACGGACAAGCCCTATGGCACTTTGAAGTCCCGCTAGTGCGGTCAACGGATCCATTATTTCCTCTCGACCTTTTCCCACTGTAGGCAAACTACCTTGCGGTTATAAACATCACCCGTCCACGCCCACCGCACACAGCGGTACTCCTCTTTTTTCTTTTGGCTTGAAGTCCCCGGCATTAGCATAAAGAGCACTAGCACCCATTTCATCCCCAAATCCACACAAGGGTGAACGTACCCCACACAATGAAGATGGATATAAAGGCCGCAACGATGAACGCTTCAGCCCAGTCTCGCATGATTACGCAGGTGTAGCGGGAGCCTCTGGCTCAGAAATAATTTCTGATTCTGGAGGAGGCGGTTCAACCCACGCTTCAATTACACAGTTGTCACCTACCACAGTGAACGGCAAATGCATCTCACCGTTGTTGCAGTCGTATCTGTCGCCAAGCTTTTCAATTGTATTAAAAGGGCCAAGCGGGTTTGCGTCGGGTATTCTGATTTGTAACATTTTGTTTCCTTATGCAGCAGATTCAATGCGTTGGATTAAAACGCCTGTAGTACTATTGACCGCTCCGCTTGCACCAAAATAACCCAACCATGCAACCGTTTTATTTGATGCGTTTGGATCAAATGGAGTAACTCCCTCCCCCAACACTACAGATGCTATTTTTGTTGATGATTTATAAATAGCAGACCCGGTTAATGGCGCAGCCACAGTAATTGGAAATCTGGTAGTGTTTAATGCAAGTGCAACAGAACCGTTTAATGTGTATATTCCATGCCCATTAGAGACCGATGTTACATCAAACAGTGATCCAGTTCTACTTGTGTTTGTAGAGTTTTGAGTTCGAAACTGTGCCTGACCAAAATCAGAAGCAACGGGCGAAGAACCCGAGGCATCAATAACAAGCTTATTTATGTAATAAAAGTCTGATTCATATGCAAACGTTGCGGTGGTGCCAGAACCGCCAATAGCTGCTAAGCCACCTCGTTGGCCAGCACCGTTTATTGTCAATGGAGTTCCGGCAGAAGCTGTGCCCGATGTGTTGGTCAGTATATTAACGGCATAAGAGTTACTGGCTCGGTAATGAAATACAACTGCTTTGGTAGCAGAAAGAATTACGACATCCATGTCAGTCAAAGCGTTGCTAATCGTAGCAAAACCAGTAGGGTTTAGTGCGACCTCGCTCGAGCTTAATGTAGATCCACTGACTGTAAAAAGAACGCCGGCTGGTAAACCGCTGACGTTTTCATAAAACATTGCATACTGAGAACCCATTGGAGCAACTCTAAACCCGCCTCCACTGTAAGTAAACGATAAGGTGGTGTTGAGTGTGGTTGTTGAACCTGACACATTTGCTAACTGTGCGTAGTTAGCGCTGTCTGTATTGTTAACATAAAAAGCAAGTACTTTGCTAGTATTTGGGGCATACAGCACCATTTGCCAAGTACTTGTAACACCCGCAGTCCCACCCATCACCACTCGTGAGCCAATTGTTACAGTAGTTCCGCTTATGGTATACGCGATTAAACCTTGATTGCTACTGGGCCACAGTGATGTTATAGCGAATGAAGAGCCTACTGCAACCAAGTTAGAGCAAGCAGTTGTTGCACTCGCTCCACTTACCACTGCTGCCGTTCCAACAGTAATTGTTGTGCCACTTATAGACAGTACAACACCATAGTAACTGCCGCTATTTGCAAAATACACAGCTAGAATTTGATTAGCGGCAGATAAAATTGCCTTTCCACAAGTGGTGTTTCCTGTAAATATTAAAGTTGTTGCGCCAAATGCCCCGGTTGCGCTGTCATAAACGGCACCATACACAAAACCACTAACTGAAAAGAAAATAAAAGTTCTAGTGGAGTCAATGACTATCGCGTCATTAAAAGTACTTAAACCAGAGAGGGTTCTATTCCAGTAGTTAAAAGTAATAGCCGCAGGGTCTAAACCCGAGTCTGTCCACACACCAGCCGCCGTAGAGTTATCCGCCAAACCAACAGCAACTGATTCGTTTGGATAAACAAAACCAAGTAACGTTCCTGCATTGTTTGCAATACGCAACGGAAAATTACCGGTGTTAGCAATGTTATATAAAACCGCCGCTTTAGACAACGTCGTTGCGCTTGGCAACGTAACTGTTTGACCCCAGCCAGTCGTAGTAATTGCCTGCGAACCAACCGAAGCAGACGTAAGCGTTACGTTTCCAGACGCAGTTGTCCCACCACCACCGCTTGATGCCGTAGCCGCAGTGGTTTGGATTGAGTTGTCGGGAAACTGTACGCCCGTTGATACAAGGGATGTTGGCATTTATAGCTCCTATTAAGGTGTACCGTTAGCGACCACGTCGCTGATTGTTGTAAAGACACCGGCACTTGTCATGCTTGCAATTGTAGTTGCGCCGTATTTAAAAACCAAGACCCCGCCAACCTCAGAAATACTAAAGTTTGTTGTGGCTACTGAGCCTGCACTGCCGGTGGTGTTTTGATTAAGCGTTGGAAACGTGCAGTTTGCCAAATTGCCTGAAGTCGGTGTGCCAAGCAAAGGGGTGACAAGTGTTGGTGAAGTTGCCAACACCACAGCACCAGAGCCCGTTGATGTTGTTCCGCCCGTACCACCGTTAGCCACAGCCAAAGTGCCCGCAAGTGTGATTGCGCCGGAAGTGGACGAAGCGGGGGTCAGCCCTGTAGTGCCCGCACTGAATGAAGTTACACCTGCTGAAATCGCGCCAATCGAGTTCTGAACAAACGCAGTGGTAGCAAGCTGTGTGGTGTTGGTTCCGTTTGCCGCTGTTGGGGCCGCAGGGGTTCCAGTAAACGTTGGGCTTGCAGAAAGAACCGTGCTTCCTGTACCTGTTGAAGTAGTTACGCCCGTGCCACCGTTTGCCACGGGAAGGGTACCTGTGACCTGAGATGCCAAGTTAACACCAGACAGCGTACCGCCAAGGGTTAGATTGCCCGTGCTTGTAACTGTGCCAGTCAGGGTAATGCCGTTAACTGTACCTGTGCCGCCTACACTTGTGACGCCGTCGGCTACGGTTGTAGAAACTTTGACAAAATCTGTGCCATTGAAATACACAATGCACTTCTCGCCAACAGCTACGGAAATACCAGTCTGGCCGTATGCTTTGAATGTCACTGTACCGCCAGTAGCGGCGTTATCTAGGATGTAAGACTTACTTACCGCAGGGGAGCCCGCTGTACCAACAGTGATAACTTTAGTTGTAGTTAATGTCCCTGCTACCTTGATGATGGCGTACTGCCCAGAGGTTGCTGTGATGTTTGAAACTGAATCATCGCCAGCAGTGTTGTCAAGCGTGACTGCGCCGTCACCAGTAAAAGTGGACGTGCCTGCAATTGCAATATCCAAATAGTTGGTTAGGGCGTTGTTAACCAAGTCGCCCCATGAGCCATCAAAGTAGCCTTCAACTGGAAGGGGTAGATCCAGTAGTGCTGTGTTATTAAGTCCAACGGGCATGATTATCCTTCGATGAGTTTGGCGACCAGCGCCTCAAGTTTTTCAATGCGGTCTTCATGTTCTGCTACAGCAGCAAGGGCCAAAGCACTGAGTTTCTCATAGTCTACCGCCAATGAACCATCAGGTCGAGTGCGAACTGCGCGAGGGAAGTTCTTTTGCACGTCTTGCGCAATAACACCAAAGTCAGCTTTCTGTACAAAGTAACCGTCTTCGCCACCTTCAGACGCAACATATTCGTCTGTCCAGTCAAACAACTTGCCGCCAATAGCCGCTGCCGTAATTGCTGCGTTGGGAATGTTTTGAATATTTTCTTTGAACTTGATGTCAGAAGAATAGAAGGCTACAACGCTGTTTGTTGCACGAATTTGACCCGCCGTACCGGAACCTGCGGTGCCAACGCCCAGAGAGTTCATCTGGAAGTTGTTGGACGTGTTGGTGGCGTTGGCTGTAGTGGCCGTTGTAGCCGTGGTTGCAGTAGCAGCGTTGCCTGAACACGAGGTCGATGACCCGTTGATGTTCATTGTCTGACCGGACAGAAGTGCAGCGGCTGCTGCTGTTGTGTAGCCTCGACCGAAGGTGTCAGAACCGTTTGTTCCGGTAAAAGTGCCCATGCCGCTAGTATTTGCGCTGGCCGTTGTAGCAAATGTTCCTACTGCGTTGTAGTAAACAGCATAAGCGTAACCGCTGGCATCACGCAAAACAATTTGATTGGCAGTAGCTGCCGTAGAAGCTGTAATAGTTGCGCTGTTTGCCTGACTTGTAATAGAGCCTGCGGTTGTCGCAGATGTTGCACTCGTTGCAGTAGAAGCATTACCACTCAAAGACGCAGTAATCGTACCGGCAGAGAAGTTACCCGAAGCATCACGAGCAACAATGGTCGATGCCGTGTTTGCATTGGTAGCGTTAGACGTGACGGTAAATGTGGCTGCGCCTGCTTGGTTGGCGGTAAAAGTCTGTGATCCAGACAAGCCCGTACCGGACACGTTCATTGTGAGCGTGCCGTTGTTGACGTTAGCCGCTGTAGTGGCTGTTGTAGCATTACCCGACAGAGCCGCAGTAATAGTACCTGCAGTAAAGTTACCGGATGCGTCTCGCGCTACGATGGTTGAGGCGGTGTTAGCGGATGTTGCGTTTGAGGTAACAGTGAATGAACTTGCGCCTGCTTGATTGGCTGTAAACGAAGCAGAACCGGATAGGCCCGTGCCCGACACCGCCATTGTCAACGCACCGTTATTAGCCGCCGCAACAGGAGCCACCCAAGAAGGGGCCGCTGCACCATTGGACTGAAGCAAGTATGTAGACGTGCCTGCCGCTAACTGCACTGTTGTGCCTGCGGCTGATTGATAAGGAATCGTACCAGCAGATCCACCAGCTAAATTAGTAGCTGTTGTTGCAGATGTTGCACTTGTAGCCGTGGCCGCGTTACCACTAATTGAAATGCCCCATGTACCCGTAGCGCCTGTACCACCCGTGGATGGTGCGCCTACAGTGTTGTAGGAGATTGTTCGTGCAGTAGAGCCGTTGAACGATGTGCCTGAAGCGTCGCCAGAACCACCATTATTGAACGTAACAGAAGCGGGGGTAGAGATCGCAGAGTAAGCAAACGCAGAGCCATTCCAGCCCAAGTACGTACCAGCCGTTGTAGGGGCGACAATAAACGAGGTAGTAGCCGCGCCTGTCTGATATGGAATCTGATTAGCTGCGCCAGCGGAAATGTTTGCGGCGGCGGTTGCTGTTGAGGCATTACCAGACAAGGCTGCTGTGATCGTGCCAGCGGCAAAGTTACCAGAAGAATCTCGCGCCACAACCTTAGAGACTGTATTGGTAGACGTGGCATCCACTGCCGCAGTTACTGCCGCAGAGCCGTTGTAGCTTGTGCCGGTCAAGTATGTGCCAAGTGTCAAGGCGTTAGCCACTGAACCGGCAGAACCTGTGATGTTGCCTGAAACCGCCGAGCCATTGATTGCAATCGCTGTGTTGGTTACAGAAGTCAGTTGACCTTGCGCATTGACCGCAAACACTGGGACTTGAGAAGCGGAGCCGTATGTAGTAGCGGTTACGCCCGTGGTAGCAATGTTAAATGTGTAGGTTGGAGACTCACTCAGTCCTGTGCCAGCCGTGTAGGTAATCGGCGCGGAGAACTGTTGAAACACAATTGCTGTTGTGCCAATTGTGATGGGGGGAGGAGTCTGCTGCACCCAAGCGGTATTGACGTTGGCCGTGCCGCTAGTTACCAAGAAGAAGTCACCCTCGTCAATCTGGTCAACTCCAGTTCCAACAGAATCAAAGTCTGTAGCGCGGGTAAGGATGTATGGCGTCCCGGCGGAGCCAACTTGCGTTACGGTGTACACGCCGTTATTTGCACCCGCTGCCTCGTTCTTAACTAAGATTCTTTCTGAAACAATAGTAAGCGTTGAATCCACAGACAACGCGCCATTGGCGTTGGCTGTAAGAGTTGCCCCTACGCCAGAAGCTCCGTTGTTGTATGTGTTTGCTGGCAGTGCTGCGGTAGTTGCCAAATTCACAGCTTCGTGAAAGTGGATACCCGATGCAATCGCGTCAGCGTATTCTTTATTAACAATGTCTGTGTTGTTAACAGGAGCCGTGGTAATTGTGCCTGTAGTCAGTGCGGCAGAGGTAGCTGTAATCGCGCCAAACGACTGCTGAACCACCACGCCGGCAGCATCTTCATAGACAGACTTCTCGGATGGGTACGTGACAAACACGTCTTTTGGGTTGGCGGCAAAAGACACCAAAGCACCGCCGTTGCTTGATGACAAAACCGTTGTACGGGACAGCGTTGTGCCAGAAGAAGTGTACGTACCAATACCTACTTCCCAATCACCTGTGATCGAGTCTGCAATGGCGTAGTACGTTGTATTGCCATTACCTACAGCGGCAAAAGATTGAAACCCTGATACCGCCCCAGCAAGTGTCAGTGTGCCTGTACCAGCAGTGGTAGAGGTTTCTTTGACCCGATCTTTTAAAACTAAAGCCATTTTTAATCCTTACGACGGTAGGTTAGTCCAACCGGGGTTTTGAGCGTCATTGATATTTTGCCAGTTTGCGTTCTGGCTGTCATCTATTACTGCCCAAACAAGTACGTCGCCAATAGAAACAAGAAGCTGGATGCCCGTCACGTTTGCATTTACAGTTTTTAGCACGCTGACAGAATCTAACGCAGCGGCAAACTCAGCAATAGAACCAGCAAACACAACCTGTGTGCTAACTGCATCAACCGCAGAAGCTGCTTCGGAAATTGCAACTTGAATAGACAAACCGCGTGTAGTGTCGTCTAGTGCTGATACGCCTTCGGCCACGGACGCTACAAAAGTTGTAGCCGTTGTAAATACGTCTATTCCAGAAGCAGCTTCAGCAATAGCCGCAACAAAGTTAACTTGTGACGCACTTACGGCACTGGCAGATACGCCTTCTGTAATAGCCGCAGCAAACGCAACTTGGGCTGCAACAGAGTCAACACCTGAAGCCGCTTCCGCAATGTTAAGCGACGTAATAAAGTTGGCTACAAAAGCATCCAATGCACTAGCTGTTTCCGCAATACTTCCGGGATATGTGCCCAAAGAAGAAACAACGTCCGTGATAGACACTGTTTCCGCAATGCTCCCGGGGTACGTGCCCAAAGCAGACACTGTATCTACACCGCTGGCTGTTTCCGGAATTGTGACGTTAAATATGTTGTTGATTGTGTTGACTGCGTCTAAACCAGAAACTGACTCCGCCGCCGTTACTACAAAAGTAGTAAGAACAGAGACGCTATCCAGCGCAGACGCACTCTCATCAATCAAACCGCCTGCGGTAAACAGCGTATCAACACTGTCGGCAATTGAACCTGATTCTGAAACGGAGACGGCGAACGTACTACCCCCTTGAGAGGCGAACGGCGCTTGAGCAAAAGCTACATCTCCAAACATACCTTATCAGGTCGCTGTCAGAGAGAATGTGTATGTAACGTTCAGGGTATCGCCAGAAGCAACAGACTTGTCGCCGCCAGTAAAATCACCTCCAGAAAACAGAACGCCAGAAGTGCCAGTAGCTACGCTAGCCAAGAATGCGCCTGCAATAACCGCTGTGCCTGTCATTGTAAAAGATGAAGGAGAAGCTGAATTGCTGATGACTGACGGGTTTGCTGTAGTTGCAGCGCCAAAAGTTACAGCTTTGCGGTTGCCTGAGTAATCAGTATTCTCTGTCCAACCTGCGTGAGAAGCTAGTGTGTCACCAGCGGCAAACGTTGTGCCTGAACCGGGGCCTGTGACCAAACCAATGTACCAAGTTGTAGTCTGTGCACTAGCGCCAAGGTATGCGCCGTTCATGTTGGCCAAGCCTTGGTTAACCACCAAATTGTGAAAGTGCTCACTCCACTTTTCAACGCCATCCGCGCCTACGCAAGTAACGGAGTAAACACCGCCAGCACCAACGGTTTCACCGAGGCCGGGGCGTGTGACTAAAGTGGCTGTCACTTGGTCTTTTGCTGAACTGAATTCCATGATAGATCCTTAAGAAATGCGCACGATGGCGCTGTTGGCATCGGGGGTTGGGAAGATGATTTGGAAAGTGTCGTTGTTTACAGTCTTGTCTGCACCAAAGTCCAGAACTGCAACTGACGGGTCACCTGCAACAGAGTCGTTATAGATTAACGCGCCACGGCAAGTAAATGTAGCGTTTGTCCAGCTTGTGTTGTTAAACGAAATAAACGCAGTGGGGACACCCGCAGTGTTGTTGCCAGAAGTCGGAGATGTGGAAATCACCAACGTATTCCCGCCGGTTGTGTAACCGCCGCCACTAGCCACTTCACCCGTCATGCCCACTGTGTAGGCGGTAGTGCTTGCACTAAGATTTGCTGCGCCTGTAAACAAAGCGATCTTAAAAGTGTTGGGGGATGTGGGGCCAAAGTTGTGGACTGCTTGGAGCAGTTGAACTTTAAAACTTGTGGTTGCTGTTTGTGCGATTGACATATCAAGTCACCTTTTGTCGGAACTGTCCAGAACGATACGCGTCTTGACGCTCCATACCATCTGCCAAACGTTTTGCTAGAGCAAGAGCTTCCATGAACTTCTGGTTGTACAGAGACATTATGTCCGCCTCACCCTTCATGTATGTGTAAGCCTCAACCAAAGAGCCATACAAAAGCACAGAGTCAAAGTTATCACCAAGCCATGTTGTACCAGCAGTCACAATAGACTCTGGGTAATAGTAATAGTGCAACTCAACACCGTATGTAGCGTCGGGGGTTGGGCCAAGAATGAAAGTCAACTCGTTGACGTCGTTACTCTGCGAACCAAACAATGCATAGTATCGGGGTAAACCCGTATCTGTAGGCACTGGGTACGACTGGCGAATAAAGTTAACGTCTTTGTTTAACAAGTACTCGTACGCGCCTGTGGCGTCAATAACTGCTATGGAGTACACCGCCAAAAAGTCGTTGGGGCATCCCAAGTACTTGTTGTTGGCAGACGTCGAGCCCGTCACATTCTTGCGAATGGACGGAAACTGCATCGAGTTGTAAATACGCTGCTCAGCTTGCTGAACGAACACGGGTATCTCAGCGATAAAGTTCGCTTCGGTATTCTCCGTGTACGCCTGAATAGCGTTGCTGAGTGCAGTGTAATTCATGCCATTGGGCCTCGGGCCATCACACCTTTAGTCGCCGCACCTGTGCCGCGAATCTTTATGCCAGACGTTTTAGTGCCGGGGTAGGGGTTGCTACGCTCATTGGCCAACGACATGTTGGCTTTCAAAGCTTGCTTGACAGGCATCTCACCAACAATAACGGTTGGTTCTTTTTTAGGTTGCTTGTATGTAGCCATCTTAGCCTCCGCGACCAACAGAACGCTGGTTCATTACCTTGGCCATGTTGCGGCCATACTTAAGCATATCGCTGTTGGTTTTACCGCCAGCTTTAAGCTTGGTTGGGGTTTTGCCGGGGTGCATGTTTTTTTCATGCTTGCCAACAGCAGACTTAATCATCTTTTTGTCTTGCGCTAAATCTTTCTTGTCCATTTCAGGCTCCTATCTGTATCGTTACTGTACCAATTTGTACGCCTAACAACAAGTAGTTTGGTGTCAGTGCCGTATCAAAAAACCTAGCCCCACCCACAGGGTTCCAACCCCATTGAATGTCTCGTGATCCCCCAGACGGTAAACCAGCAGCATTAACATTAGTGCTGTTGGTCAACTCAATCTGCAAGCCTGTATTACCAGACTGGACATAACTTGTGTCAGGGCGGGGATCGCGTATGCCCTGTGGATCACTTACGGGGTACATGCCCAACTGCAACTGCGGCTGGTCAGGATCCCAACAAATCTTGCAAACCAAGAGATTGTAATTCTTGGTCTTAATAATTTCTTTGCGTAACTCAGTCAGCTTGAACTGAAACCCACAACGATCACACGTCGCAATGGAGTTCTTGCCGGACGCAAACCGATTGCCCATTTACGTACCGCTTCCAATGAACGTCTGACGGGGAACAAAGCGCACTGCTGCTTTTTCCTGATCTTCGCCTGCGGCGCGATCCCAAGCCTCGTCGTACTGTTGTTTCAAAACGTCCAAACGCTGGAGTCCCTCTGGGACTTTAAGCGCAATGTAGTAAGCCAAGCCAGCGGCCAAGCAAGGCACAAAACGGAATGGGACATCCATGGTCTTAGTGCCGCCACCAGAGTCTTGAATACGGCGCATGCGCCAGTACACAAACTGATATGTCGTGCCGGGGTTGGGGGTTGGCCACACAGTGATGCTATTCTTCTGAACCAAACTCATGGCTGCGCCAGTGTTGTGGGTAGCCGCTGTTGTGCCGTCCTGCCCACGAGTGCAGTTGTACAGGTATGCTGGTGTAGCACCATCCGCAGGAGAAGTCTCGTTAAAACCAATCAACTCGCCACCAATCGTGATAAAGCCCGCAGTCGGTATGCCGACAAGCGAAGTCACAGGGATTGTTGTGGCTGTCGCACTGATGGTGGCTTGCACCGTGCCTGTCAAAGCGTTGGAGTTACCGGTCAAACGCTGTACCCAAACTTGGATAGGACGGCCTGTGGTCAATTTATTTGGGATGGTGGCATACGTGGGCATGCTGATCCGCGTAATCGTCAGGTCGGCCTGATTTGAGGCTACGTTGGCATTGGTTCGGATCACATGGTCAAGCAGGTCAACCGTATCGTCTGGCAAAGCATACGTGGGCTGGCCTGTTACCAACGTGATGGTGTTCTGCTCGAACGTCCACATGTTCACGCCACGATTCGCCCAGTCTGCAAAGAGCAGGTTGAGTGAACGACGCGCTGTGCGCAGGTCGTAACCCGTGCGAAGCTCAGAACCCGCCCGTTCAAAAGCCTCCTCGACCATATCATTGAGGTCGAGGTTAAACGAGGTGAGTCCTGAAGTAGTCATCTAAATCCTGCCGTTTTCTTTGCAATCGTTTTGGGTTGCTTTACGAATTGTTTTCCGGCGGCTTTTCCTGCCCGCTTTGCTTTGGTCGTCGCAGCGTACTCAGCAGGGCTGAGACTTTTAATCGCAGCGCTTGGAAGGTATCTTTCACCCGTGTCAGAAGATTTTTTACCACTTTTGGTTCTCCATTTCTGGTCGCCCCAGTCCTTCAATGATTTCTGAGGCGCTTTCAATCTCGGTAACCCCCGCCAGCCGCCTTGTACTTCTTGGCAACTAGCTGAGCTTTACGCGCCGACCACTGACCTGCACCAGTACCCTGCGTTGCTGCGGCTTTTACTTGGGACACAATCTTCTTGCGAAGACTTGGCTTAGTGTAATTGCCCGCCGCATTCACTTTCCCACCCTCTTTGTATTGGGTGAAGTCGGTGTCATCACGGCGAGCCTTACGCTTGCCCGTGGGCATTTTAGAGGGGGAAATATCCCCCATCCCGCGACTCGCCATCATGGTTTTAGCAGGCTTTGCCGCCGTAGTTCATTTTCTTCATGCCGCCAGCTTTCATGCCCAGAGGGGTGCTGCCCTTCATGGACACCATAGTGCCTTTGGTCTTGCCTTTAGTGGCCAAACCATCACGGCTAGGAGCCGCTGTGCGCACTGCGCCCATTTTTGCTTTGGTAATACCGTTGTTCTTTGTAGCCATGATAGATCCACCTTCTTTAAAAAAAGCCGTTTTTCCGTGTTCGGTTTTAGGCTTGTTCACCTTCTGAATATCCGCACGGCTTACGCCGCCGGAGCGAAACTTCTTACCCTTGTCAGCGTCGGTAAATTCTTTTCCAACGCTTTGCGGTATCCCAACCTTCTTGGCAAACGCAGGATTGTTCGCAATCGCCGCCATGAAATTGTGTTGCTTTTTGCTAGTGCTAGGCATGTCAAACCTTAATGATCCAGCCTTTGCCGAATATAAACCCAACAACCAACAGGCCGATCCAAATCAAAGCTTTTTCTACAACAGTCTTACCAACCATTTTGTAGAACTCGCCAGACATTTCTTCAATGGCCATCTTTGCCGCTTTACGGGCAATGGCTTCTTCGCGATCTGTTAATTCGATGTCGTTCATATCAGCAATTCCAAGCCCGAAGGCTCTTGTTGATGCGGGAGTTTGGGTCTTTCTTGGCCTTCTCTCCGGTCAGCTTTTTCTTCATGCCTTCCATACGGGCGCAGAAAGAGTCGCGGCGTTTGCCGCCCTCTGGTTGAGGACGCTTCAGTCCCGGCTTCCCGGGGTTTGCCTTGTTGTAGGAAGCCCGGCCCTTGGCGTTCAAGCCGCCCTTCTCGGACTTGCCTTCTTTCCTCTGCCATGCTGGACTCTTAGCCATAATAGATTGTTCCGGTTACACTGCCGCCAACACCAACGAAGATACCATTCTCGCAAAGAATGCCTTCGCCGGGAATGAAAATTGGCAAGCCTACAGTGTTGTAGGTGTCCACCTCCAACAAAATTACCGGATACATTGTGACATTACCCGATGTTGTCGCAGTTGACGCAGTTGTCACAGTAAAAGTATTTGCTGTGAGTTTTGTCACATCAAACGCTGCGTCAATACCAAGACCGGAAGTAAAGTTTATAAACACTCGGTCGCCTGTTTCTAACCCGTGTGCAGTCATTGTAATGGTTACCACGCCACTTGGAGATGTACGTGCATACGTGCCTGACTTGTTTACGGTTGGATCGCAAATAGAAAAGGTACGCGCAGAAACCGTGCCAGACGTAACCACAACACTTTTCAGTCGTGTCTGGTAGCTCACCGCTGTACCAGAGGTAGAAGCGTGATAGGATTTTACGTCATATTGCATTGTCATGGCCGCACCTTATCCGTAGAAAATAGTTGAGGTCACGCTTGCTGAAGGCAAAAACACACGAATTCCCGTGGTTGCCAAAACACCTTCGCCGGGAATTAAGGTGTAAAAAGATGTGCCGTTAGAGCAATCTATCTCGGTCAAAAGCTTGGCGTACATAGTCACATTACCGTTTGTTGTTGCGGATGTCACAGTAACCGTAAACGTGTTTGCAGTCAGCACCGTCACCGTGTAAGCGTCATCTGTGGTTGTGCCAGAGGTAAAGTCCAAATACACACGATCCCCGGTAGTCAAACCGTGCGCGGTGATTGTTACTGTGCAAGTGGTTGAGCCGGGAACGTCATACGTGCCAGTTTGCGTAACATTATCAACAATTACGGTGTTAAATGCAACAGACGTTGTTGGGGAAATCAACACACCTTTGAGACGGGTGCGGTATGGCACCGCCAAACCTGACGCGGTGTTGTGATACGACTTTACGTCATATTGCATCGTCATAATCAAGCTCCTTTAAAAACGGGGCCGAAGCCCCTTGGGTTGATTAGGCGGTACGAGTAAACACGTACGCTGTTGCGCTAGAGAACATGATGGTGAAGCGACCAATACCAGTTGCACCAGAAGCAATTGTCAAATCACCAAAACTACCAGCAGTGTCAGCGGCAGCGCTAGACAAAATACCGTTAGTAGCAACAGCAATAGTTACAGTGCTTGCACCAGCAGTGTTGTCAACATACAACTCTAAAACAGTACCACGGCTTGCACCCAAAGCGGCACCAAGCAACGTGCCTGTAGGCAACGTAATAGTCGTAGGAGATGCTGAGGTAGAAGTAATGTAGCCTGTTGCAACTTGCGCTGCGGTAGCCGTAGCTGTTGCGTTAATTGCAGCAGTTGTTGGGTGGTTTTGATCGGTAAAAACCAGATTTGAAGTAGTCAGGTTAGTTACGCTGGTGGTAGCACCGAACGTAGCGTCGACTGTAACTGCGCCAGTGGTTGGGTTAATGGTAATGGATTGAAAGCCATTCTGCGACCGTACTGGGCCGTTAAACGTGGAATTTGCCATGATTTGTCCTTACATACAAGTAAAGTGCATCAGTCTGTATGTCGTCAGCCGGGACTGTCTAATGCACCGGATAACCCCGGAATGAAGTCAATATACACCAAAAGAAAAGGGGGCACAAGCCCCCTTTTCACAAACGCATTAAGCGCCTGCTGAACCCCACATACCGAGAGGATCAGACCAGCCGAAGCTATAACGCTCACGGGCTTTGTAACGAACGTTACCTGTATCAAAGTCACCGTCCATGCTGTTTTGCAAAGCGATACGTTCGAAGTGCTTCATGCCGTTAGGAACATCGGTAATCAAATACCAGCCGTTGCTGTCGGTCAAGAAGTGGTTAACAGTGTAACCTTCAGGGATTGCACCCATCTGCTTCAACGCGTTGATGTCGTTGTCAGAAGTTTGTACACGAAGTTCAGTGTCAAGCAAACGCTTAGCAACGAACATCAGTGATGGAGGAATCACCATCTTGCGTGGCTTGGCGGCGATCAACAGACCGCGCTCATCAGTCCAAGCTGCAATCTGAATCACAGCGTTTTCCAATGAAGTCTCGTTCAAGTCAACACCAACTGTTGGGCTGTTGAAGTTCACACCACCGTTAACGAGCGGGTGACCAACGCGAGCGCTAGATGAGTTAACACCGAACAAAGAAACGCCGTCACCGCCCAAGTATGAACCGCTAAAACCGTTGTTGATAACGGAAGCAGCTTTTACTTGCTTGGTGTAAGACATGGCACGGGCCAAAGACTTTGTGTAACGAGCAGACAAGCTGTCGTACAAGTTATCTTCCACAGCTTCTTCCGTAATGGAGAAGCCAAGGGCGATAGTCTCGTGGTTGTAACGTGCTGTGAAGGCTTCCTGTGCGTTGTCATACGCAATGGCTGAACCCTCGTTCTTGACTGGAGCAGAACCAAAGCCAGCAAGCTTTGTCTCTTCTTCAAAGCTACGCTCAGATTTCTCTGTCTCGTAGATTTCTTTGTGCTCTTCGCCGTAGCGAGCGTATTCCATACCGAACAAAGCGTTCAGACCGGGGAGCAACTCTTTAAGTAGTTGTGCGCGTGAAATTGCCATGGTTAGTTACTCCTTATGCCACGCCGGTGGCGTTGCTGTATGAATGTGCGCCGGGATTGAACTTGACCAAGATGTCAGTGAAGGCGTCGCCAACAGTTGAGAATCCGGGAACGTCTGCAAAACCGACAACACGGAAGGCATAACCAGATGTGGCGGCAGCAGAAATGCTAACAGCCGTATTGGAATTGCCGGTGGTTGTAGAACCTGTAGAAGTGCTTTGAACAGCGTTCAAGAACACGTTCATGCCCAAGGCAGTTTGTGCCAGAGTACCGGCAGCTTGCACTTGGAAGACAGCGCGGTCGTCATCAATTACGTACGCAGTAATGGCCGAGCCTTGCACAGAAGCTGTGTTGGCAGGGTAGTACTGTGAGTACATAGTTTGACCTTGGGCGTTCACAAAGGAGCAACCGACGAAAACGCCGATAGTACCTGCGGGGAACGGTGTGCTGTTATCGCCATTTGTGGTGACGATGTTGATGTAACCAGACGTATTGATTGCAACAATCGAACCATTAAAAATGTTCGTGTTGTAACCCGCAGGGTCGATCAAGAAGGTACGGGTGCTACCAGCATATGGTAGGCCGCCCAACTCGTTTACGGCGCGAAGGCCGTAGGGAGAAGCGGTAGATGCCATTTAAGGACTCCTAAGTTTATTTAGAACCAGAACCAAATCCACCACGCGTTGAAGACGACTTGCGGTCGGCAAACAACGGCATGCGCGGATCATTTTGTCGCATGAAGCTATTGTCAACTGATTCCATCTGGTTTTGCGCTTGTTGGTCATAGTACTCATCCCGGGCTCTTGCTTTTTCAGCAGACATCTTGCAAAGCATGAGTCCACCAATTTCCACATTCCCAGTTTTTTCGTTACCCAACAGCATCAATTCCGGATGGTCATCTGCCTTCACCGGCACCCAACCTTCACGCATTCTGCGTGACACATTGGTTACTTCCGACTGTCCCAGAACATGCGTCGCTACCCAGCGATACACATAACCCGGTTCAGGCGTTGGATCAGGCAAGTTTGTCGGCGGTACGTATACTGCACGAACAGATTTTTCGCGTGACTTTAAATCACGATTTGAGCGGTCAATTGTTTCAGCCATTTCAACTCTCCAGTTTCGCTACTTGTGCAGCATATTGCTGCGGGGTTAAACCAAATTTTTTCGCTAACGCTACTTGCGTTTGAGTTAGCTTAATTTTTCCTGCACTCGTAGAACGAGATACAGAGGCCACCACTGTCGTAGGTCGCTTTTGAGCCTCACCAGACCTTGGCTTGTCTTTGCTCCGAACAAATAGATCAGGAAACGTTGACTTCATGCGACCATCAATTTGATCGAAGTATTCAGCAGAGCGGGGATCCACTCCGTTTGTGACTAGTTTTTGATGCAGCCCTAGTGCGTAGCTGGTATATTCTTCAAACCCTTGTTGTCCGAACCACTGGTTTTTTGCCTGCCAGCGCAGAGTTTTTTCGTCCGGTTCAGCCTTTGCAGGCTGGGTTTGTTGAGTTTGTACATCAAATTTTTCTTCCTGTAAAGGGGTAGGACGATAATTTTTTGTTTGTTCAACTTTTATCTTTGCATCCATCACAGCTTCTTGGGCGTCAAGGATGGCGTCTGTATCAAAAGCTTCTTGTGCTGCTTTAAGTCTACTGCGGGCTATGGCCAACTCTGATTCAGCCTTACCTTTGGCCCCCTCAATGATGGCTTCCTGTCCTGTGTAAACGTTTTGCTTCAGGCGTTTGTTTTCCTGAATTAACTGCTGTGCTAGACGCTCCAGCTCTTGTTTCTCACGCATCGTAGCTTCTTTGACACGGCGCTCGTCGTGACGGGCGTGGGTCAATTCTTTAATGCGTCCTTTAACTTTGTCAGAGTAAGACTCGATCTCTTCATCGGTTGGATCAGCAACTTCACGGTCTAGCGGCTTGCGGCCCCTGTCACGTTCAGGCGTGTCGTCTTCGATTTCAATCTCTACTTCTTCCGCCCCTTCAATCTCGAATTCGACGTCAGCCGTCTTCTTCTCTTCAATTTCGTCGGGGAACTTGTATGGTTCAGCCATGTTCTTCCTTTCAAGCGCGGGTCAGGCCGCGAGGGTCTAGCACAACAGCATCAACTTGGTCATCGTTGATGAGACGGAACTCCTTGCCAAAGATTTTGAATCTTGTGCCGGAGTAAGTACGTACTAACACAAAGTCGCCCTCTTTACACCATGCTCCGTTAGGAAACTTGGCGGTGTCTTTGTACGCATCGGGGCCTACACGCAATACAAACAGCACCGTGGTGGCGTGTTCTTCTTGACGCATAGTGGCTGAATCTCTCACGAGATCCAGTGATGTGCCTGCAATCTTTGCTTCAACTTCAGGCACTACGCAAAGTAACTTCCACCCTGTTGGGGATGGCAGTGCACCTGCTTTTGTATCGTTATCATCATCTTCGTCAGGCTGTTCTACTGGCTGGATGTGTGGCGGCAACGAAATACCGGGGGGCAAAATCAATCCTGATTCAGTCTCGATCATGTGATTCTTCAACTTTCTGCTGCAGGTCAAGGAGATAACGCTCTGCAAGGGCTAGACCCGAAATAATCCCGCAGAGTTTTTGATATTCATCGAATGTTCGACATGCTCCACCGGCGATGTCGTCGGCGTAGTTGTTCATGTCAGTGCGTATTTTGTCGCGCAATACGCGTGCGAATTCTTGAATCATTTTCTAGAACCTTGGTTCCTGCTATTTTGAAGCGCAGCAGTTCGCGCTTGCAATTCCATTTGGGCTTTGCTCTTTGCAATGTCAGTGCCCATTTGGACACCGGCACGTTCTTGGTCAAACTGGGTTTTAGCTTGGGACTCTTTAATTTGTGCACCCACTTTGAGGGCGTCGAGTTCTAAGCGACCACTGACTTCTTGTTCTTTCAACTGCTGGGCATCCGCTTTGGCTGCGGCGTCCATCATGATCTTCTGTTTCTTTAATTCCAATTCTTGTTGCTTTAGTTGCAACTCTTGCATCTGCATCTGCACAATCGGATCTTGCGCTTGCTGCTGGGCTTGTTGCTGTGCGGCTTTGGCCTGCGCTTGTTGCATTACCTGTTGCGCGGCTTGCGCCATCATGCCGGACAAGGCAATCTCAATCTGCGGTGGCAACTTCTCGTCTTCGGGAGGCAGAGGCATACCCAACTGCTGCTCGATCTTCTGACGCATCTGATAGCCAACGTGCTCTGCAATGTGTGCAGTAATTGCACCCATGATCTTGGGGGCCTGTGGGTTCTGTCCAATGAACTGCTGGATCTGGGGATCTTGCAACAGCATCATGTGCACTTGAATGTGTGAAGCGTGGTCTTGATGCAGGAACGCTTTGAGTGGCGTGCCCTTGAGCGCGTTCTGATTCTCTTGCACAGGATCTGTCGGCTTCTGATCGTCCTCAATTGGCACAAGCTTTTCTGCGTTCTTGATGCCCAAGACGTTTAACATACCACGGTGAAGTTCTGGCAAGTTGTAAATGTCCGGAGCCATCTGCGCCATCTGAATCACAGCTTGGTACTGGATTACGCGCTGGCTCATGGTAGCCGCGTTAGGATCTGACACGGGGATGATGTCAACCTTGTCGTAGTCAGTCTTCTTTGCTTTACGTGAGCCGTACTCAGGATCGTATGTGTAGTCTGGATCGGTGTAGTCGCGGATGATGTTCTTCAAGAGCTTTAACTCTTGCTTCAATGCAAAGTGCACACGAGCCTGCACCGCAGTCATCACCTTTAATTGACGCTCTAAGAGAGCTAGCGTTGTACCGACAGGCGCGTTGGCGCTCATGTCAGACACCTTCATGTCAGCAGTCGCGGCAAAGCGGCGGCCTTCATCAACGATGGTCTGCATCAAGTTGAACAGCGTTGCGCTTGGCTCCTTGTATGGAAGCGGCAGTATGCTGTCACGGATGTTGCCAGAGGCTACGTCAACGTCTCTCCACTCACCGGGGGCGATTGGTGTGTCATCGCCTTTGATTCGCAAACCCCTTGACTTGAGTCCACCCGGAAGGTTAGATAACGTTCCTGCGTCGACCAACTGACGCATAAGGCTAGTGGCTGACTTGGCAAAACCACCGATAAGGTGGAAGAGTCCAAAACCATATGCTCCAAAGCCGGGGATGTACTGATAGTGCACAAAGTGCTGGCGCTTGAGTCTGAGTTCATCGTCTTCGTTCCAGTTACGGCGGATTGACAGGATGTCGTTTGTGCCTTTGATGATGGTGACAACGTACGGCAACATGATGCCGGTCTCTTCTTCCTCACCGTCTTCGTCCTCAGTCATGTCCTCGTAACCTTCAAGGTTCAAGTCCACATGGCACTCATAGATTGTGTAGCGGTCGTCGTTCAGATCATTAAAGCCAGTCTCTTTGTCCTTGGCTTTCTGAATGTCAGTACGGTCTTTGGGCGCATCAGGCAGGTCGATGTCCAGATAGAACCCAGCTTGCTGGAGTTTGACAATCTCGTTCTTGGTCTTGCGCATGACGTGCGTGACGCGGTAGCAAGTGTCCAGATCTGTCGCGCCGTATGGGAGCAACATGTCTTCTGCTGGAATAAACATGGATACCTGACGTCCCAAACTGGGGTCGTAGTACACCTTCTTAAACGCTGAACCTGTAGCTGGCAGTGACCACAGCATGCGCTCATGCTCAGAGCGGTACTCAGTCATGACTTCCGTCAACTCGTAGTTCATGTCCTCTTCGACGTTGGCTGCGATCTCTTGGTTCTCAGGCGTGTCTCTACCAATAATCTTAGAGCGCACAGGCCCTTGGGCTGGGAACGTCTCGGTAATTGTCTCGGCTTGGAAGCGCACAACGGCTTCTGTAATCATGGGGTGGAACACGCCGCAAGCGCCTTGCCATGGCTCAGTGCGCTCCTCTATCTGAAGACCCAGCAGCTTTAACCCGTCAACGTAGGTCTTCTCCCACTCTTTGCGTGACTGCTTGTCTTGGTCAATGTCCGCCATCAAGTCGCCGCCCATCGACTGCAAGGCACCATCGTCCATGTACTCGGCTAAGTTGTCATCAAAACCTTCTTCCTCTGAATCACCCTTGCCAATTGAGATCTCCATCCCGTCCACACCAATGGTTACTTCTTCAGGGTCAACAATCTCAATTTCAATGGGTGACTCTTGTTCGCCCAGCGCATCGATGCCCACGGGTTGTTGGTACAGCGCTTTGTCGATATTCGTTGCCATGTGTATTCCTAGTAGTATGCGTGTGTCTTACGGCGAAAGATTTCGGATTCGTCTTTCTCGTCCGTGTCCAAAGAAATAAAACCGCCTTGCCTAAAGCGTAGCAGCGCCTGTGTGGTCGTATCCACGAAGTCGTCGTGCTCTCCAACGGGGAAAGCCGCCATCTCTTCAATTACTTCCCGTGCCCAGCGTGTGTCGGGTGCCCAGACTTTACCACTGCTGAATAAATCCGCAACTGCGTTGACACGCACTGTCTTGTCGTTGCCCCTTGACGGGCTGAACTCTTGAACTGGGATTCCCATTGCCCTCAGTTCCTGAAGCAGTGGTGCGCCAGCGGCCTTCTTCTCCACAATGCACGCGTCTGGTTCCCACTCTCTGTAGTGTTTGAGCGCAACTTGCTTGAGTTCGGGAAACGCCATGCGATCTTTAAACGCATCCAGCAGTATTAGCTGGGGCGAGTCATTCTCTTCCTCGTTGTAGAAGATGCCCCACGTTGTACAGGCGGAATAGTCAGAGTTGTTCTTGGTTTCAAACGCCGTATCCCACGACTGAATGATGTATTCGCACTTTGGCGGGTCTTCAGGCTCCCAAATACGCCACATCTTGCGTGAGACGATGGCCGAGTTCTCCGCCGTGGGCTGCTGCATGTACTGCGCGTTCCAATACCGTGGGTCAATGGATGCTTTTGTGGATTTCAATGCCTCAAGCGGCCACTGCTCTGGCCAAAGAGACTTCTCATCTTCTCCCCCATCGTTCAGGATGGCCGGCAACTCTACAATTTCCCACGGAATTGCTTCTGGATTCCTAGCTTGGTAGTCAATCAGGCGCCCAGTCAGGTCTAACAGCGACCAACGGGTCATCACAATGATGATCCCACCCCCCGGCATCAAACGCTGCAGCGGGCCAGTCTGAAACCACGACCAAGCTGTATCAAACGCAAGTCTAGAGTTTGACTTTACGTCCTGCTCCGAGTGAGGATCGTCAATAACGAACAGATCAGCACCACGACCAGCAAGAGCGCCCCCGACACCAGCAGCATAGTACTGACCGCCAGCGCTTGTAGACCACTTACCAGCCGCCTTCTGGTCGTCAGCCACCATGGTGCTTGGGAAAACTTCTCTGTATTCATCTGAATCAATCAAGTTACGGATGCGACGGCCAAAGTCTTCTGACAGACCCGCAGTGTGCGTGCCCATGATGATCTTTTTCTCGGGATATTTACCCAAAAAGTACGCAGGGAACAGGTATGAGGAGAACTCAGACTTACCCATACGAGGCGCGATGTTGATAATCACGCGTTTTTTCTTGCCCTCAACTACATCTGTAAAGATCTTAGCCAGCTTTCTGTGGTGGGGGCCAATCTTAAAGCCCGGATACACCGCTTGGGCAAACCCCAGCATGTTTGTTTTGGCTGCCTGCAGTTTGGCGCGGGACTCACGAAGCTCTAAGTCGTCAAAAAGCTCCATCTTTTCTCTAACACTCATGTGCGGCAGGGCCTTGGCCATGGCTTCTAGCTCCAGCTTGCTGAGCGTTGTGAAGTTTTCAGGCTTCATCTTTGTCTGCCGTAACGTCAATCACATCAATCACGCCCATGAACCTGTTGAGCTTCTCTTTGATTCGCGTCTCTAGCTCCACATCCGACATCTCAGTCTTCTTGACCTCCACCCGTTCGGTGAAGAGGGCAACTTCCGTGACCTTACCCAACATGTCTAGCGCCTTGAGCCTGATGCGTGCGTCTGGATGTTTGACTTCTTCTAGGATCTGAGCCACTGCGTAGCCCCGCAGTTCTTTGGCCTGCTCGACAAACGCCCAGTCATAGGCTGTAAGCATCCCAACCAAATGCTGCACTGCAGCAGGAGTCTTTAAATTAGCCAACGCTTGTTGCGTATTGCCCACAGGCTGGCCTGTCACGAGACTTGCAAAAGACTTACGGGCGGCTTCTTGTTCTGCCTTGGACTCAATCTCTTCGTCCTCAAGCTCTAAGTTCTTCAGCCACTCAGCCGTCTTGACTTTGGCGTCGATGGTCGTGGCCGGGTCTGCCTTTTCAAAAGACAGGACTTCCGCGGTGGCGTCTACCACCTCTGGATGAAACTCGCCGTAAATCAAATGTTCTAGCATTGCGTAGGGTTAGTGCTGGCGTCGCACTTGTTGCCTCGTTGGTGTTAGTGTACACTTCTTTTCGGTGATGGCGCAAGTCATTGCTTCTCCTTGATGGTTTCAGTTGCCATCTTTTGCCCCGGCTCGCAAGGTCGGGGCATTTTTTTATTGCGCCGTGTCCAACGTTTGACATTGATCCTTGGGAATTTTTTATAATTTTTAGGGGGGTGGGGTGTTGGCGTTTGGGAATTGTGGGTGGGATTTTTGAAAATGCGAATTGCGGGTGAGGAATAGTGTTTATATACGCGTGGGTCGGGTCGCTCAATTAGGGTTGGTGGGGGGTGGGTGGGGTCAACGCCACGGCAAAAACGCCGTCCGCCAAATCACGAAACGCACCCATTCGGACAATAGAGGTATCGGTTAGGGATTAGCTCTAAGCGATCGGGGACATCTGTCCCTGTTCTTTTCAATTCACATCAAGGAAATTATCATGACTTTATCTACACACATCACCACAGCACTCTCACACGCATTGGCATACGCGGACGCTATCGATCTCGCTCGCAAGGACGCGAAGGGTATGACGCGTGACGCGGTGCGCGATGTTATCTTGCCCATCGTGGCGAGCAAGTTTGCGGTGACACTCAAGGATGGCGAGGGCAAAGCCAAAGGCACGAAAGTACTCGACAAGGATGCGGTCAAGTACGAAGCGGCTAAGAAAGCGGCTCAGAGATTATTGAAAGATATTTGCGGTGACGCATCGTCAGGCAAGCAAGAGGAGATCGAGGTGCCTGCTGAGTTGGTCGAGATGGCCAAGAAGCTGGCGAAGCTTGCTCAGAAGTACGAGGGTGCTCGTTCACTGGCATCGAAAGCAGTTGCGATTGCATTTGCTCAATAATCATCGGGACATTTGTCCCCGTTCTTCCCCGACACCGCACGAGAGAGGCTTGTGCGGTGTTTCATTTCTTGTCCAACCTAGGAGTTAATCATGAAACCATCAGCGGTCATCTCGCACATCGTGCTCTCAGTCACGCTACTCACATCCATCGTCACGGGCTTCTACTGCATCAACGAGTATGGCCTCGCACCAATGGGCGTACTGCTCACCGCAGGCGGGGCGTTCGTACTTGGCACTCAGATCATGCACATCATCACAGGAGAATAATCATGCGCTCATTCATACAACCTCGCATCAAAGAAGTCGGTATCGTCACCATTCGTGGGCGTGACTTCCATATGCAGACCATCAGCTACGGCTCACACCATCAGGTTCACATCTTCCGCAAGGGTGCATTGCATCTGCGTGGCATGGTGTTCGAAACTCAGGCACTCTACGATCAATGGAAGAACGGGATGCACCAACTCGACCTGCCCTTTTGATGGGGACATTTGTCCCCGTTCTAAGATTATTGAAAGGCACGAAGATTATTGAAGGGTGTCTGTCGTGTTTTTTCACGATGTCCGTGCGTACAACAAAAAGGAACAGCGTACAGACACCCCGCAACCCGCATGGATGCTAGCATGGCAAGTTTTGCGTCCAATACATATATCTTTTTATTATTATTTATATATATATATAAGGGTGTGTATAAGGGGGTGCATTTATTTTTCTTTGAGGCTTGTTTCTTTGAAGCCTTTTAGGACTTTTAAAAAAAGGCATATATCTGGACAGCTTTTAGCGCATTGTCTTACACCATGGGGCTTGCCAGCCCGCGACCCTCTCGTCCAATGTGATGTACACACGGACGCAACCTGCTATAATGTCCCTACCGCAACTTAAAGGATATGTAATCATGTACGAAAGCTACCTCAAACTCACATCAAACCAACTTCATATGCACCTAAGCAAGCGCAAGCTACATCCTGCCGAGATGAGCAAGATCAAGGATGAAGTGGCTCAGATGAAAGAAAGCATACGTGTGATGCGTATTGCACGCACGCACCGCAAGGCAGAGTGGGCATACCTCATGAAGCCCCTGCAATATGAACTGAACAACGCCAAGGTGGGGCGGAACTACAACGGGGACACTTGTCCCCATCGCATCGAAGCGTTCGATGCCTACATAGCTGTCATGGAAAAACTCAATAATGTTCTGACAGGACATCGATCCAACCTTGAGTACACACCCATTCAACTGGCACGTAGGAAGAACGATTCAGCCAAAGGGTCACACATACCCAACAATGGCGAGCACTGGACTGACTGGATACCCGAGCGCATCAAGCAGCCTATCCACGATGCGTTCATGGAGATACCGCACAAGCCTAAAGCCAAGCGCAAGATACCTTTCTTGCGGACAGTCACGCCTGCCCAACATCTAAACGCCAAGTTCAGGCTATACAACGCCACAAGAAAAGAACTAGAGACGCTTGAGCGAAGCAACATCTTTGCGTTCGATGAAAAAAAAGAAGCCAAGATAGCGCAAATGAAAGAAGCTCTCAAGATTATTGACGCTCTTGAGGAGAACCAGCACGTCCCTGCTACATGGCACACGATAGTGGGGAACATCTGAGAGCAACCAGTTTCACTGATGGGGACATTTGTCCCCATTGGGAATCCCTGTGGAATCCACGTGGAATCCCTTTAACGCAACGCCTGACGGCGCCGAGCATCACGCTCATACTAAAAACTCAAGGAGAAAACCATGGCAACTAAACCTAAACACCGCACCAACATCCAGTTCATAACCGATCTGATGTCCCACTCACAACAAGGCGTACTCATGCAGGCGTACCTGATCGAGGCGATACACGCCTACTCAAAACAAACCAAGGTCGCACCGCCATGGTCTACCGATAACACGTTCATCAGCGAAGCTGCTTGGCGTGCCTGTGCTGACGAGGCGCTCGAAGCAATCAACAACAGGAGTAAATGAAATGGAACTGAAAGTAATCAAAACAAACGATGGCTACATGGTCGAAGACGATACAGGCGACTATGTCAGTGACACGCTAGGCAACAACCTATTCGATACCCACTCTGAAGCTGAAGACCTGATGCACACGCATCTGATGACATTCGGCACAGATGCAGATAACGGAATGGAGTAAGTAAAACCCAACGGGGACAGGGACAAATGTCCCCATTCATAGCAACTCAAGGAGAAAACGATATGTCTACAACAGACAACACATACGACTGGCAAGAGATGGTAACCATCATGATTCATGCACGCGAGGCCATACGCAAAACTGATGGCATCCTCAGACGGGCATGGCATCTCTCGGATGACGAGGATGAGATGGAGGCAATCAGCATCAAGCGCGATGCTAGGTACTGGATCATTCGTGAGATGGACAAGTACCCCATGCACCCCGTCATTGATGCGGCCATCAAGCTCGTGCGTCCCATCGACTGGCATCAACTGCTGCTTGAATGGCCACACATATCCGAGGGCGACCGCACCCGCATCGCCTACACACAGAACGAGGCCAAGGGTCAGAAGAACGTACAGACTGTCACCTCGGTGGGCAAGTACCTCAACAGGCACTTCGACCTGCCCGATCACACCATACGTGATCTCGTTGCGCGTCACGGGTCAGCGGCTCGCTTCCAGTTCGTACATACTACTGCCGAGATGATCTACCACTTGCATCGGGGCCCAGGTTCTTGCATGGTCTGGCGTGAGGACAGGGGCATCCGCTGTTCTGACAGCGTGAATCGTCACCCCTATGAGGCATACGATCCCAAGTATGGCTGGCACATGGCGGTGCGCATCGAGGGCGATGAGACTGTTGGCCGTGCGCTATGTATGACCAGCCCCACTGACGACAAGAAGTACTACGTCAGGACATACGCTCGGCCATCCAACAACGGCGGGTACAGCGAGACCGACAACGGCATGGAGAACTGGCTCACCGAGCAGGGCTACCGCAAGCGCGACTGCTGGCAGGAAGGCGAGAAGATGGCCTATCACGAGACGAGCGATCACTTCCTTGCACCCTTCCTTGACGGCGGTGAGAAGCGTGTGACGATTGACGTAGGCAACAGGTGTGTTGTGGTCGATGCCCAAGGCGAGTATGTCTGCGATCAGACAGGCGGTTGCCCAACGGACGACAGCGGTGACTACTTCGACTGCGAGGACTGCGGTGATCGTACCGATGACAATGATGGCTACTGGGTCGGACGAGGTGAGGACACCCGTGTCTGTGAGTCGTGTCTCAGTAACGACTACACCTATGTGTACGGCAGACGAGGCCATCAGTACCATGTACCCAACGACAATGCGGTGTATGTCGAGTCTCAAAGCGAGCACTATGACGTTGACTACCTTGATGACAACGAGATCATCGAGCTTAACAATGGCGAGTACGTCCCTCTTGATGAGGCCATCGAGGTTGACGGCGATTGGTATCACGTAGACGATGACCGCATATGCCGTACCGAGGACACCGATGAGTTCTTGCGTATCAATGACGGGTGCTGGCAATGCGAGGAGTCGGGCAACTGGTACACCGATGCCGTTGACTTCGTTGAGGTAGATGGCGACAAGTACCACCCTGACTACGCCCCTGCTACTGACGATGAGGATGAGGACGGCGATACAGCCGTAGCTGTTGCCCCTGTCGTTACTAAGCCCGAGGCCACCATGCTGACGATGGAGATGCTCAGTGAGGTAGCTCTGGTTGAGGACTACACCGTTGCGGGTTCGTTCGTTCGCTTCGGCATGACCATACTGCATGACGGGGTTCAGTTGTTCGCACATCGTGATGTACCTGCTTATCACATCCAGACCTTTGGCTTCGACCAAACACGCATTGATATGCGCAAGATCATCAGCACCGAGTTGATGCACATGGCATCGATCAACGCCAATCTCAAACTTGAATCAACCGACACAATCTAAGGAAACAATCATGGCTAAGAAAATCAAACCACAACCCATCATCGTACGCACACTTGAACGTGCGCTATCCCGTAAGCGTCCACACAAAACGCATGAGGTATCCAACTTCACCGCATGGCTGTTCGAGCACCTGCCTGCTGAACTCAAGTCATTCACATTCGTGGATGGTGCGGGTAACTTGCACATCGATGCGCGTGGTGCGGGTAGCCGTACTCTGTTCATCGCTCACGTTGACACAGTACACAAGGACACGGGCGTCAACCTCATCAAGAAGACGCAGACCCACTGGTATGCCAACGGCGCCCCTCTCGGTGCTGACGATGGTGCTGGCTGTGCCATGCTCATGCACTTGATCCACTCAGGTGTCAAGGGCTACTACATCTTCAGCCAAGGCGAGGAGTGCGGGGGCATCGGTGCCAAGTTCATCGCCAAGAACAACTCAGCCCTGCTCAAGCAGTTCGACCGAGCCATCGCGTTCGACAGGCGCGGTATCGACAGTGTCATCAGTCATCAGGGTATGGGTAGGTGTGCGTCAGATACATTTTGCCAAGCCCTTGCGTCTGCGCTCAACGAGCACAACGACAACCTGATGTACTCGCCTGACGACACGGGTGTGTACACAGACACCGCTGAGTTCACCGATGACATACCTGAGTGCACCAACATCAGTGTCGGCTACTACAACGAGCATGGTGATCGTGAGAACCTTGACATCGTGCACTTTGCTGCCCTCGCTATTGCCGTGGCCAAGCTTGACTGGGAGGCACTGCCTACTGATCGTGACCCCACGATTGATGACTACAAGGACTACGGTTACGCCACATACAACAAGGACTGGTGGTCAAGCTACGGCGTGTACAAGGACGACAAGGATGGCATGGGCGCTAAGAACGATCTGATTGTGCCAGTCAAATGGCATGACGACGATGAGTACTTTGAGACAGAGATTCTGTTCGATGCTCTCTACGATGCGCAAGCTGGGTACTACGACGACATCATCAACCTGATCGCCGAGTGTGTGTACCCCGAAGATCCAGTGTTCGCTATCAAGTTCTTGAGCAAGCGCAAGCTGACTGACGATTTATTAGAAGAGGCCAAGCAAATGGCCCGAGCCTACGACGCACCGACTGTGCTGTGCACACTGTTCGATGCTATTCATTGTGAAGCTTAACCAAAGGAGAAAGTAGATGAAACCTGAAACACGTATCAAGATTGAGTACCGCAAGTGGTGCAAGGATACCTTTGCCGATTACAGGGTCAAAGATTTTCCATGCCAAGGGCGGATGTATGAAATATGGAAAGCGGCTTGGATTGCAAGCGCAATACTTATCAAGGAGGAAGCAATGAAGTACGTAGTTAGAAACCACAACGGCACCCTCTTAGGGGTGTTCAAGACCAAGCGTGCGGCTGAGAAAGAAGCCAAAGAGTATCGATACCAAACAGGCAACCCCGCCTACATAGAAAAGGAGGAAGTAAATGACTGCAATGACTAAGACGCAAATGGTGGAAGCCTGCGCTGACTACGAGGTGAATTGGTTCTTTGACAGAGAACCTGCGGAACAAAGAGAAGTGTTCCGCCACATCATGTTGCATGGTATTCGTGGATTCAAGAACTACCCTGACGATAGCTTGTTTACAGTTTGTGTAGACAAGGGTGTATTTTTAATGGAGGAATAAAATGAAACGCTACTACATACAAGCAAGCTACGTCGTATGGTGCGACGCCATCGTTGAAGCAGAGAACGAAGAGGAGGCACGGGCATTAGCTGTAGCCATGGACGGCAGTGACTTCGAGCCTACTGGCGGGGGTGATTGGACTGTTGACTGCATAACTGAAACATCATGGGAGTATGTATGAACGGACTAGACACACACTACGCCAACATGTTGGCAGATCATCAACGCATGCTCGATGAGCAAGCACAAAAGGAGGAAGAGATGGATAGTTTCAAAGACAAGATAGCGTTGCTACTTGAAGAGAACCACCCCGCTGAGTTGGAGAGGCTTACGGGTGTGGACGATACAACGTGCAAGAAGGTTGTGCACCAGCTATACATGGAAGGGTTCAATGACCAGAACTGTTGGGAACCTGAGAGGGTAGGTGACATCTGGGTCATCTTTGGCAAAAACTTCTCGGGTGAGTGGATAGATGAGGAGGGCGAGTATCGAGGGTTCGATACCAAGCGTGAGGCTAACGATTACATCAAGGAGACATTCAAATGACACCAGAAGAAATTGAAGCACGCTACGGCAAGGACGCATTGGATAAGCTGTACGACTGTTTGCTACAAAACCCTGTGCATGAGTTGGCTGATTGGATACTCACGTTCTACGATGAGCAGGCCATTGATGCGTGGATCAAACAATTAAAAGCTGACGAGGAGGACGCATCATGCTGACACCATGGGAAAAACTAGAAAGAGTAGTACTTTTAGTTGCGGTAATAGTACTAATAACCGATATTTATTATTGGAGACCCTATTGACATCTGTCTACTCTTGGACAAATAATGCACACACAAGGAGAAAATAATGCAAAACACACCCTACGACACGGGTAAGGTCAAGATTGGCCTTACCTATACACCACCACCCCCTGAATGTACGCCTGAGTCCGACTGGATACAGGGCATATTGCTTGGCGACAAGCAGGGGATGGATGATCTACTACTCACCACAATACAGTCCATTGGACTCATTGCTTTCATCGTAATCGTCATGCTACTTACAGGAGGAACCTCAAATGCCTGACATCCAAACCGCCTTCAAATCGGCACTAACTAGAACCCTAACTGAGTGGGATGATGATGAGGGGACACCTGTCCCCGTTCCTTCTTCAAAGCAACCAGTTTCACTCTCTTCTGTACCAACTCAGGGAATTCCCATGAAGAAAACTTTTAATGTGACTAACAACGTATCACGCGTAACCTTCGACTACATCAAGAACAACCCCGGCTCCACACGCAAGGAGATCATCACGGCCTTGGAGCACGAAGGGTTCGGGGGTGGGTCAGTCTCTAGCCTGATCGCGCAGATGCGTCGCAACAAAATGATCCACGAAACCAACGGCCTGCACTACGCAGACATCAATGAGTATCGCCCCATCAAAACCCTCAAAGCTATTAACAAGGAGAAAGAAGCACAAGCACCTAAACGCAAGTACGAGAAGAAAGCCGTGACAGGCATTGGTGCGCTATTACGCGAGAAGCTAGAGAATATGCCTGAACCTAGCCAAGATGCGCTTGATGCTGCTGCCTATGCCATGGGTACTGCGCGTGTGGACGTAAACAAACGCATGGTTTCCCTCGTGCGTACCCAAGACCCTGACGAGATCATTAAGAGGCTGACTGTGTTCCAAGCGCGGGAGTTGTACGACCGCCTCAAGCAAATTTTTAGCGCGTAATTTAAAAACATCAAGGAGAAAATAAAATGGCTACCAAAAATCAAATCGAAACAACATACGTAATTTCCCCACCCAAGTTTGCTACTGTGGACTTGATACTGGAGGGCATTGCACCGCTGGTGGTGGAGCGCTTTAGCAAGAAGGCCGAACTCATGGCCAAGATGCAGGAGGGCCCATCGTCCAAGAGCAAGAAGGTACGTGAAGCCCGCGACTATGACAGAGAGGCAGAAGACGCACGCTACCGCAGTATGGAGAACTGGGAGGGTGTTAACGCCGCCGCATTCCGTGCGGCCATGATCTCAGCGTGCCGTCTGGTTGGGTTCAAGATGACGCTTGCAAAGCTCTCGACGTTCGTGGAAGCGGATGGTTGGGACAAGCAAGACGGCATACCGCTTGTGCGTATCTATGGCAAGAGCGATGTGTACACAGCGCACACTAGAAATGCAACAGGCGTGGTCGATGTACGCTCGCGTCCAATGTATCGTGAGTGGGCGGCCAAACTGCGTGTCAGGTTCGACATGGATCAGTTTAAGATGGTGGATGTAATTAACCTTGTGAGTCGTTGCGGCTTACAAGTAGGGATTGGTGCAGGCAGACCCGACAGTAAGGCTAGCGCTGGATGTGGGTTCGGTCTGTTCCAAGTAGTGGAGAGCAATCGAGAGGTTGCTGTCAAAGCCAAGTTCAGTATCCAGTAAGCTGAACACCGAGGCAGGCTAGGTGCGTAGCGGTTCGTTACGGCTTGGCTTGGCGCGGTATGGTGTGGCTGGGCACGGCAGGACTGGCGCGGCTCGAAGCGGAAGGGTCTGGCGCGGTGTGGTTTCGCAAGGCAGGACTGGCGGGGCTCGGCGCGGAAGGGTCTGGCGCGGTGTGGCTTGGAGAGGAATAGCATGGCAGGCTTGGTTCGTCAAGGCGCGGTAAGGCATGGCAAGGCACGGCTCGGTTTGGCATGGCAAGGCAGGCGAGGACTGGCGGGGCGAGGACTGGCTAGGACGAGTGAGGCATGGCAAGGCAGGCACGGCTCGTTATGGCGGGGCTTGGTAGCGACCGGTTTGGCTCGGCAAGGCAGGCATGGATAGGCGCGGATCGGCGCGGTCAGGCTCGGCTTGATAAGGTGTGGTTTCGCATGGCAGGCGTGGCCGGGATTGGCTAGGAGCGGTCGGGCCCGGTTTGGCAAGGCAGGCATGGCAAGGCTAGGCATGGTAAGGCATGGACAGGTTTGGCACAGCACGGCAGGCGAGGCATGGTCTGGAAGGGTATGGCGCGGATGGGCACAGCAAGGCAGGCGAGGCGAGGCGCGGTCAGGCGTGGTGTGGTACTGCAAGGTACGGCAGGCACGGCAAACAGTATGGCTCGTTTAGGCATGGTGTGGTAGGGCTTGGCAGGCACCGTGGGGAGTGGCGGGGCGTGTTCGGGTTGGGCGGGGTGTGGCGGAGCAAGGCACGGAATAGCAGGCACCCCTTTATTTTTTAACAAGGAGAAAACTATGAATGAAGAACGCAAGTATTTAGAACAGATGGCACGCCGCAACAACGGCGTGCTGATGATTGATGACGTCTTACAGGCGGCGCAGGATGAAGACAACATTCTGCATCGTCACTTTGAATGGGACGACACCGAGGCGGCCAAGCAGTTCCGAAGGGAACAGGCGCGGTCATTGATTCAGAGATGCAAGATCACAGTGCTGGACAGCACCCCTACCCATGTCCGTGCATTTATCAGCTTGCCCTCTGATCGAGAGTCTGGCGGCGGCTACCGCATGACGGCCAACGTGCTTGGCAACGAAGACATGAAGGAAGAGTTCATGCACGACATCCAGTTGACCATCGCCCGCTGGACGAAGAAGCTGCACCTGATTGATATAGACCTTGCCAAGCTGATTGTGCAACTTGACACAGAACTTAAACACCGCCAATTTAAAGAGGAAGCAGAGGCGCGCATATGAGTGACACACTATTTAACAAAGAAGATTTTGACAACATCTTTGGCACGCCCAAAGTGCAAATCAAACCAGACCCGATGATACGCAACGCCGTGCTTGAGGAAGTGGCGCTTGAGTTCGATGCCATGCGCATTGCCTTTGGTGACACAGCACACAGCTTTGCCACGTATGTGAGGGACATGAAAACATGAACGGTTTTGTTAGGCGGCAGTTGGCTATTGGTAGCACGCAACCCGTGCACAAGTACAAAGAGTGTGCACGGTGCAATGAAACGAAACCACCCGAGGGCGGGATTCAACTGAGCCAAACTAAATGGCACTGCGCAAGATGCTGGGCCAACGGAGTAATAAGCAGGAACTTAAAGAATGCCAAGACCTAAACCACCTGAGAAGTTAATAGGAAGACAAGTCCGAATGTCTGACAGACAGTGGATCATACTTAACCAACTAGGCGGTGCTGAATGGTTGCGTGGCTTGCTTGATAAGAAAGCACCCATGCCCAAGAAGTACTACGACAACGAACTGGCGCGTTTGCAAAACCCTGCTGATGCGGCATTTCTAAACAGAAAGAGAGAGATCAATGACTGATGTAGAAAATCTTAAAAAGAAAGATTGGATAATCTTGCGGCTCTTGTACCTCATACTGGCGTCAGACCCTAGCGCTGTTTTCTTGCCTGATGTGAAGAAGGCAACGGACGCCTATGGGTACAGGACTTTGTTGAAAGCGTTTGAACTACTCAACAGAGAGATCGCCAATGACGGCGTAACTTTTGGCAACCCCGAGGTCAACCTGACAAGGTATGTAGAAGCCAATGGGGGACGCGATGGCCTCGACACCTGAGTGGAAAGTAAAGAAGGCGGTACGGCTGTTGCTTGACAAGCTAGGCGTGTACCACTTCATGCCCCCTGCTAACGGCTTTGGCCGTGCAGGGATACCTGACATCATTGGCTGCATGGACGGACACTTCATCGCCATCGAGTGCAAGGCAGGCAAGGGGCAGACCACTGCGCTACAGGACAGAGAACTCAACGCCATCCTCAACCATGGCGGGACAGTATTCATTGCCCGTGAGCACAACATACCGGACTTAGAGCTATTGCTCAAGGAGAAACAAAATGAACTACGAGGACTATGAAGGCTCAATGTCTGAGGCAGAACTGCACCGCAGGGTGACGGCCATGTCAGACGAAGAGCAAGCACACTTCAAGCTACTTATCCACAAACTGGTGATGTGCTATGGCGAAGGTAAAGCGCAAGGCGTGGTCATCGTTGGCCGCGCTGAAGATCAGATGGCAGGAGTCGTTACCCTCAACTGTAACGAGATGGAGGCGTCGCAACTCATGTTGGCGGCAAACGATTTTTTCGGCTTTTTAAATCTTATGGACGCACCACCCAAGGAGAACTTTAATTGAAACAAATAGCATGGTACGACCCAACTAACGGCATGGTCAGCACAGACAAAGACAGCCCTTTGTTTACACCGCTTGGTCAGGTGTGGCCTTTGTATCTACCGCGCACATGGACTGGGCTGACGTATGAGGAGCAGCGTGAGCTTTACAAGAAACACGACATGGATGGATGGGGTCATTTTTACAACGCCATTGAAGCCAAACTTAAGGAGAAGAACACATGACAATAATTGACAGAGGATGCTGGGAGCGTGGATGCGCTTGCTACGACAGCCGAGTAGCTGACGAAACAGTTGACGTGGTAGAGAAGCGTGAGTGGGTCAACCTGACCAGCGAAGAGATCGGTGAGATATACCGAGTCGGGTGGGCTGCCAACATGGAACTGGCCCGAGCCATTGAAGCAAAACTAAGGGAGAAGAATGAGCGCACCATATAAACAGATCATCACGATCGACTTCGAAACCTACTGGGACACCAAGGAAGGTTACACGCTCAGCAAGATGACAACAGAGGAGTACATACGCCATGATAAATTTAGAGCGTTCGGAGCTTGCGTCCATGTATACGGAAGCGATGAACCAATTAGATGGTTTGGAGATGCAGAGTTACGTGAGTACCTTGATGGGGTCGACTGGGGACGAACCGCAGTGCTTGCCCATAACGCACAGTTCGATGTATCAATTATGGAGTGGAAGTACAACGCCCGACCATGTTTCATCTTCGACACGCTATCGATGGCGCGAGCTTTACGGGGCGTGGAAGTTGGAAATTCACTTGCAAAACTTGCTAGAGACTTCGGTCTCCCCGATAAGGGAACAGCGGTTCATTCAACTAACGGAGTTCACGAGTTGGACGCCACGCTCGAAAGAGAACTCGCTGAGTACTGCAAACATGATGTGTTTCTGTGCGAAGAAATATTCACAAGGCTGGCTGTATCCTACCCATCGAAGGAGTTACGCCTTGTGGACATGACTCTGAAAATGTACACCCGTGCGTGCTTGCAGCTTGACCCCAACATGCTGACCGACGCCATACTAGATGAAAAGGAAAAACGTGAAGCACTATTACAAAAGCTCGGCGTGGAAGAGACTGCGTTGGCATCGAATCCGCAGTTTGCTGCACTACTTGAGAAACTCAATGTGGTTCCGCCAACCAAGACAAGTAAGACGACCGGCAAAGAAACTCTCGCACTTGCTAAAAACGATGCCCTATTTCAAGCGCTCCTTAATGGTGAACGTGAAGACGTTGCCCTACTTTGTGAAGCGCGTCTTCGGGTTAAATCGACAACCGAGCGTACAAGGGCTCAGAGATTCCTTGACATTAGTCAACGCGGAGCCTTACCAGTCCCTCTCTCATACTACGGTGCGCAGACGGGTAGGTGGACGGCGAGTAAGGGTTCGGCCATCAACATGCAAAACCTCAAGCGAGGCTCGTTCCTTCGCAAAGCGATTATGGCTCCCGCTGGCCACCAACTCGTCGTCGGAGATCTATCGCAGATTGAGCCGCGAGTTCTGGCGTGGCTTTCAGACTACACAGACATGCTGGACATCTTCAGGGCCGGTGGTGACCCTTACGCCGCGTTCGGAGCGCAGATGTTCAACATACCCGGACTTAGTAAGGAGTCTCACCCTGACCTTCGGCAATCTGCGAAGAGCGCGTTGCTTGGCTGTGGATACGGTCTTGGCTGGGCGGCTTTTAGTTCTCAACTCCTCACAGGATTCCTTGGGGCGCCACCACAACGCTACGACTTGGCCTTCGCAAAAAAGCTTGGTGTTACTCAGCAAGCAGCGCAGAAATTCCTTGATTGGGAAGTCAACGCGGAGAAGCTCCAAGACATCCCGCACACCTGCACGACCAAGGAGTTGGTCATCCATTGTCTAGCGGCCAAGGCCATCATCGACAAATACCGATCAACGGCAACACCTGTTGTGGATTTTTGGGACTTAAACACTCAGCTTATTGGTGAGTGTCTGTACAAGGGGCGGGAGTACAAGCACAAGTGCCTGATCTACCGCAAGGGCGAGATCGAGCTACCCTCTGGTATGAAGCTGTTGTATCCTGACCTTAACATCAGGCGTTACAAAGATGACAAAACAAATAAAGAACAACTGGAGTGGACATACGGGCCAGATCGTACTAAAATATATGCAGGAAAAATAACCAACAATGTCACGCAGGGCGTAGCGAGATGCGTGATGACTGATGGTATGGTGCGTACTGCAAAGAGATACTTTGTGGCGGGAACAGTGCATGACGAGCAGATCGTTGTGGTTCCTGATGCAGAGGTGCAAGAAGCTAAGACTTGGGTCTTGGCTCAAATGACTATGGAGCCGCCTTATATGCCGGGCATTCCATTGGACGCTGACGGTGGCGCACACCGTAGGTATGGGTTAGCAAAAAACTAAGGAGAAGAATGAAGTTACCAACAAGAATGAGAGTCGGCAAGAAGTGGTACAGCGTGGAGGTGGTGGAAGCCATGCTCCACCGCCGAGATATGGGGCGCACGTTCTACCCAGAGCAGTGCATCCGTCTTGGCAAGGCCAGCAACATCACAGGACGCAAGTTCACCAAGGATGAGTTGGCCGACACCTTCTGGCACGAAGTCACACACGCCATACTGGAGGACATGGGACAGCACGAGTTGAACCGCAACGAAGCGTTTGTCACACAGTTTGCCAACCGATTAACAGTAGCCATCAAGACAGCGAAGTTTGAATGAAAAAACCAGCATGGTCACACAGCAGCCTAAAAGATTTTGAGGGCTGCCAACGCAGGTATCACGAGGTCAAGGTCTTAAAGAAGTACCCCTTCCAAGAGACTGAGGCCACGCGCTACGGCAATCAGGTACATCAGGCCATCGAAGACTACATCAGGGACAAGAAGCCGATACCACCTGAGTATGCGCAGTTCCAGCCTGTGGTGGACGCCATGCTAGGTAAGCCCGGACGGGCTCTTGCTGAGTACGAGATGGCGCTGACTGTGGACTTACGCCCTACCAACTGGAAGGCACCAGACGTATGGGTTAGGGGTATTGCCGACATCCTGGTCATTGATGATGAGAACCTTACGGCGTGGGTGGGGGACTGGAAAACTGGCAACAACAAGTACCCCGACAGGGATCAGCTTGTGCTGATGTCGCTTATGGTTTTTGCTCACTTTCCTCACATCCGTAAGGTCAACTCTGCGTTGCTGTTCATTGTTAAAAATGATATGGTCAAGATGCAGATGACACGAGATCAATCTGAAGCCTTCTGGTGGAAGTATCGTGAGCGTACTGCACGGCTCGAAGCATGCTTTGAGAACAACGTATGGAACCCCAATCAAACCCCACTTTGCGGATGGTGTCAGGTCACCGGATGCGAGTTCAACCCTAAACACTAGGAGCAATGATGACACAGACCAACGGCAAGCGTGACTACAAACACGCCTACAAACTTCAAAAGAAAACAGGCGAGACAGCCGATCAAGTCGAGCGTCAGAAAGCACGGCGTGCCTATGACAAGAAGGGTGTTGATCGTGCAGGCAAGGACATCGATCACATCAAACCCCTGCGTGCAGGGGGCAAGTCAGTGGCCGGTAATACCCGCCTCCGTAGTAAGAGCGCCAACCAGAGCGACAACGGAAAATAATAGCTTGGAGAAGCAATGGAAATCGTAGAAGACAAAGCACTTATCTTACGCACAAGGAACCCGCACAAGTACTCAATCATCCCAAAGAGCATGACAACGCCCCGTGCAGACGGAGGCTACGATGTTGCTGTTTACTGGGGTCTTGACGAAGCGCGGGTGTTGCGTAACCTAGGTGTCAAAGATGTACCCTCGCCTATCACTAGGCGCTATGACTGGCCGGGGCGTTACAAGCCCATGGCTCACCAGATCGAGACGGCAGCGTTCCTCACGCTGTACAGGAGAGCCTTCGTGTTCTCTGAGCCCGGCACTGGCAAGACGCTGTCCGCGTTGTGGCCGGCTGACTACCTGATGAAGCTCAAGAAGGTGCGTAGGATTCTCATCCTGTGCCCCCTGTCGATCATGCACAGCGCATGGATGGGCGACATCAATAACAGTGTCATTCATCGCTCTGCCGTTATCGCGCACCATGCGCAGGCTAGTCGCCGCATCGAGATGATCCAGCGAGATTACGAAATTGTAATCACGAATTACGAAGGTCTTAACTTGATCGCTGATGAGGTAAAGAACGATGGCCGCTTTGACCTTGTGATTGTGGATGAAGCCAACGCATACAAGACGCCTACTACCCGCAGATGGAAATCACTCAACTCGATCCTGACTCCCAACACTTACCTGTGGATGATGACTGGTACGCCTGCATCGCAGTCGCCTGTGGATGCGTACGGCTTGGCAAAATTAGTCAACCCCGAGGGCGTGCCCAAGTTCTACACAGCGTGGCGAGATCAAGTGATGAACAAGATCACCACGTTTAAGTGGGCGCCCAAGCTCGATGCCAAGGAGAAAGTACACGAGGCTCTACAGCCAGCGATACGCTACACCAAAGCGCAGTGCCTTGACTTGCCGCCAGTGATTACCATGACGCGTGAGATCGCGCTCACTCCTCAACAAGCCAAGTACTACACCATGCTCAAAGACCGCATGCTAGTGCAGGCCGCAGGCGAGACCATCACGGCAGTCAATGCCGCCGCTGGTGTGAGTAAGCTCTTGCAGATCAGTTGTGGCGCGGCCTACACAGACGACAAGGAAGTGGTGGAGTTTGACTCAGCGCCTCGCCTTGCTGTGCTTGAGGAGATACTGGACGAGACAGATCGCAAGGTCATCATCTTCGCGTTGTTCCGAAGCACCATCGACACCATACACAACTACCTCACCAAGAAGGGCATTGTCAATGAGTGCATTCACGGAGACATCACACCAAGCAAACGCGGGCAAACTATCAGCCGCTTTCAGAACGAGCCGAACCCTCGGGTGTTGGTCATGCAGCCTGCGGCTTCTGCCCACGGCATCACGCTGACTGCCGCTGACACTGTGGTGTTCTATGGCCCGTTGATGAGCGTTGAGCAGTACATCCAGTGCTGTGCGCGTGCTGACCGCAAGGGGCAAGACTCAGACAAAGTTACCGTGATTCACATTCAGGGTAGCCCGATTGAGAAGAAGATGTTTAAAGCGTTGGAAGGAAAAGTAAGCGATAACTTACTACTGACCGACATGTTCGAAACCGAAATTAAATCTTGAAAGGGGCTTGTAACGTATAAAAATCTGTGTAAACTGTCCAACCTTAGACAACAAAATAACAGGAGAAGTAATGGAAGAAGAAGCGATACCGTTAGATAGGCTTGTGAAAATATACCGCAAGCTACGCACGCGTATGACCGAACTGACCCAAGCGTACGACACCCAAGCGGAAGTACTTAAAGGCCAACAGGACGAGATCAAGAACGCGATCAAAGAGCAGATGAAGGCCATGGGCGTCACATCTGTTCGCACCACCGAGGGCACGGCAGTCATGTCTGTGAAAACTCGCTATACCACACAAGACTGGGACTCGTTCAAGAAATTTATGATCGAGCACGAGGCCATTGACCTGCTTGAGAAGCGCATTGCGCAACTCAACATGGCGCAGTTCTTAGAAGAAAACCCCGGGGTCGTACCGCCCGGACTCAACTCAGCATCTGAGTATGACATCTCTGTACGCAAACCAACTTAAATGGAAAACAAAATGAGCAATATTGCAATGTTCAATCCCTCAAACGTTCCTGCTTTCGCTAAGAACGCAGAACTCTCAGCAACTACTCTAGCCTTGGCCGGTAACGTGAATGCCGGTAGCGGCATGAAGCGCGTCTCCATCAAGGGTGGTGTGTTCCGCCTGCTTGCAAGCGGCAAGGAGATCGCATCGATTGAAGACCGCCACTTGGATGTCATCATCGTGAAAGCGGCACCCAAGGTCAGCCGTATCTTCTACGCTGGTGGCTACGACAAAGACGCGGCTGCAGCCGCCCCTGACTGCACATCTGCTGATGGTGAGAAGCCCGATGCAGGCGTGAAGAACAAGCAGTCGTCAAGCTGTACAACATGCCCACAAAACATCGCTGGGTCTGGCAATGGTCAAAGCCGTGCCTGCCGCTACCAACAGCGCTTGGCTGTGGTGCTGGCTAACAACCCTGATGGTGATGTCTTGCAGGTCACCCTGCCAGCTACGTCCATCTTTGGCAAGGAAGACGGCGACAAGCGCCCATTGCAGGCATACGCCCGCTACATGGCGGCTCAGACTCCTCCCGTTAACTTGGACGCCATCGTGACGCGCATGAAGTTTGACACCAAGGCCGAGTCTCCCAAGTTGTTCTTCAGCCCAATGCGTTGGTTGACTGATGCCGAGTACGAGTCTGCTGTTGAGCAGTCCAAATCCAAGGACGCTGAGAAGGCCGTGGCTGTTACCCCTGCCTCTGCTGATGGCGTTGTAGCCCCTGCACCCTTGGCTATCGAAGGCAAGCGCCCCATGGGTGCGATGCTCGACGAAGACGAAGCAGAAGCTATGGCTGAAGTCAAAGCCGCCAAGCCCAAGAAAGCCAAGGCCGTTGAGGTCGAGGCTGAAGAAGAACCCGAAGTGCGCAAAGCCGCGGCCAAGGTTGAATCCGTACCAGCTAAGAAGAACAAGCTGGCCGACATCGTTGCTGATTGGGACGATGAGTAACTAAATCGGGGGGAAAGTTGGTGAAGCCATAGGGGAAACGTCAACCCTGAGTAACTGCGTATATAAACGGTACGTCTAGCTAGCAAATCCGTTGAGCGTAGCAAATAGTCACCAACCAGTACCCCCACCCAACGAAAGACAGCGATGATTGGTTACACATTAGCCACCGTGCTAAGAAACAAACAAGCTGATGGAAAGTTATCCGGTGTAAAAATCGGCAGGGCTTGCATCAAGAAAAACATATCGGTGAAGAAGGTTGCCGAGATTGCAGGGGTTACGAAGATAACCGTTTATGCGTGGTTTGCGGGTGAGTATTCACCACGCCCTGAAACCGCCAAGAAAATCCAAAACTATATTGACCGCCATTAAACCGAATCACCCCTATGACATTGACCGAATTTTTAAATGCGGTGTTGCCGGATACTGGCAAATACTGCGCGGTCGGCATCAAGCAGGAGAAGTTACGTACACGGTTCGCATCTGACATTCCCTCTCTCATCACG